GTTTTTTTTTTCAATCCCTTCAGATTTCTCTTCATTCTTAGGATATTCGTCTTCCTTTGGAGCTATTAAATCTCCTTGACAATACTCTGCAAGACGATCAGCCGGGTCTCGATACAAGTTAATAATCTGACCTACAACCATACGCATCTTATCAAGCGTAGGAGTCTCCTTCTGTTTGTCAAAGTAATTGGTACGAATACTCCCTAGAACTTTACGGGCAACTTCACGTGCAGCTTCAAGTTCAACTTTCTTACTGTTCTCTACACCATCAGTAGTAATAGTATAGTCAGCAAATAACTTATCAATGTAGTCATTGCCCAGTAAGCCAGTAATAGCATTAATTGCTTTATCTTCTTCCGGCTTTGCTTCAGGATCATCCTTCAGTTTATAGCGGAAGTTTTCTCCAATTAAAGCACGTAATGCTTCTGCTACTTGTTCTTCACTCCAACCGGCTTTAGACATGTGCGTATGCATGATAGAGTGAGCCATACACGGTGAACCTGTCTGTGAAGTATATAAGTATACAGCGCGACCTAAACCACGCAAGATAGCTGTAGGCTGGATAATAGAGAATATCTCATTGATCCAATCTGTAACTGTCTTCTCGTCTAATGCAAGCTTCTTATCTGCATCAGTTTCTTTCAGGCCACGATATACACGATACCATTCTACAGTGTTAACTATATTTTCTGCCACATTTTTCTCTTTAGAGATGAGGTAATTAAGGGCAGTTTTCAATTCCTCATCATTAGCAATCTTGTTAGGATCAAGCTCCGGAATTTCTACTTTTGGCTTGCTGTTTGCAAGTTCTGTAGGTACTTCACTTTCTGAGAAGTTAATAGACATTTGTCCATCGTTCCCAGGCAGAGCTTTAGCAGGAGCTAGTTTAATACCTAGCATTTCTGCCATACTTTGCAGCGGTAATACTTGGTCTGCAGCTATCTGTAACTGCAATTCGCCACGTTCACCACGGTCGAACAAGTCTTGACGTACATCGACAAGAGCTAACAAAGTAACTACATCAATGCTACGATTGATGTCTGCATATAACTCAGGATATTGTTTCTTGAGTTCCTCATTGTTGGCATATCTCTGTTGCATTACAAATGCTAACATAGCCTTACCGTCAACAGATGATTCTCTTGAACCAATAGGTATACCAGCCGTAGGAATTCCTGTGATAAGGTTTGCAGCACGTTCTACAGCTTTCTTTTCAGGGCTGTTCTTACCTGTTGCATCTTCAGGAATGATTGTAGGAATTTTCTCTTCCTTCTTTTTAGGCTTATCCGGACTTTTAGGGGCATCCTTCTTCGCCTGAACCTTAGTTTCCTTAGCTGTAGTAGGAGCTTTCTTCGCATCCTCTACTTTAGCATCTTTCGGCCCGTTATCTACTTGAGGCTTAGTTTCCTCTTTCTTGTTCTCTGTGTTGTTTACTTTAGCTTCAGCTTTTGCTGCTGCTTTTGCTGCTTTCAAGGCTGCCTTTCTTTCAGCCTTACTCATTTCTTTTGCCATTTTGATAATGTTTTAAAGTGTTAAAATAAAAATTATTATTAAGTACAATTAAAAAGATAGGTTAGTTTAAGAGGTTAACTATCATCCTCTATTTCTGGTGAGTCACGTCCATTAGTAAAGGTATTACTTTTAGTTAGTGCATCGAATAATTCTTCATCTTTAACAATGTAACCTGCAACCCCAGTAAGGCGAATGGTAGTACCTTCTGTCACTGTAGCTACTAAGCTTTGCATGCATGTTAAAGCATCATCATTACTCATGGTGCTAACTAAACTAGTAAGAGAAGTAGTCTTATCATTATCTGACTTAACTACTTCCTTACTTAAAATACCTACTAATAGACCAGCCATAATGGCGAAAACAAGTTTCCACCACATTCCTGTGCTACGAAATAATCGTGCAAGGATAAATGCTACAGTTAATAGCCCAATAATTGCTGGTGTCATAATTAGTAAATGTTTTTTAGTTTAACAATTGTTTTAATTTCTCTCTCGCTTTATTAAGACGAGATTTTACTTGAGACTCAGAGAGTTCAAGATGTTCAGCAATCTCTTTGTAAGAAAGATTCTGAACTGTACGTAGTTCAAGTATATACCTATACTTATAGCGAAGTCTGCTTAATGCATCTGATAACTTACTATCTGTCTCATGATATATGTACAAATCCTCTGGTGAGCTGTCAGCCGAACTGCTTACCTGTAGACAGTTATTATCATTATCTAACTCATAATCATACTTCTCTTTTTTAGTACGTCGTATATAATCAATACTACTATTTATAGCGATAGTTTTTAGCCACATCTCAAATGAAATATGATTAACATAACTAGCTATCTTAAAGAAAGCTTTAGTAAACGTTACAGATACTAAATCATCTGTTACATCCTTATTGTGTACAATATTATATATAGTATTGTATATAATTCTGTGATAACGATTATAAAGCTGTGTGAAGGCATATTGTTTACCTTCTTTAGCCTGCTTGATCAGATCTAAAAGCTGTTGTCTTTCTTCATCTGTCATAATTACGGGCTTTTATAAAGTTTTGTTTGACACACCATCCTTCCACACTGCTGCTCTACTGTCAGAATTTAATCTAATCTCAGTGTCATGTAGGTCACAGCCCTCAAACTTTTATTAGTACTTATAGAGGCGATCAAACCTCTATAAGCTTAAAATGGCAATTCTAGTATATTCCTACAATAATATTCATACCAATCTTTGTAGAATTTATTATAAGTATCCCATATGCATTCCATGAATTCTATCTTCATAGGTCTAGTAAGTACACTAGTAGGAGTATTATTGATTAATCCACATAATATTCTTATACGTACTTTTAAAGTTAAATCTTTATCTACTCCTATTTTCTGTAGTATTTGGGTATCGAACCAAGATACTAAGTATTTTACAGTTTGTATCTTAAAAGACTTATGAAACTCTAATTCATTTAATTCCCTTTTTTGTATTCTTAAAAAGGTATACCACTCAGGTCGCCAGTTAAATGAACTATATTTAACTCCCCAAGTGGTATATATATGGTTTGTCAAACTATAAATTAACATATTGCTGCTTTACTCTTTTAGCTATTTTCATTAGTACTACATTAATTTGTGCTAATGACCAGCCTGTGGTTTCTAATATATAAGCTTTAGTTGCAGCTACACCTCTCCCATATATTCCAATATCTTCAAGGTATTTATTAGTAAATGTCTTTAACTGTTCATCAGTTATATTAGGCATTTTTGTACCATGTATCGATTGACGATAAGATGGTAATGAACATATTTCCGAGTATTCATACTCTAGAAAAACAAATTTGTCAGGATTTGCTAATACACTCTGAATTTCAATAGAGTCTTCAGGAAGTATAGTGAATTCTCCTTTCTGTACTAAGTCATTAACTAATAGTGCAGAAGTAATTCTCATACAAGGAACTTCTCCAATTATATTGGCAAGAAGCTCAAAGTTTTCACCTACAATTCTGTAGATACCAGGATGATTGAGTCTCATGGTTGATTAATTTCTTTTTTAAAGTTATTTACTATTCCAGATACTTCTGATAAAGTTAACTCTGGATATTTTTGCATCACTTTATTAACTGCATCAATATCAGATTTAGCTGATCTGAGTAAGTTAATGAACTCTGTTCTTTCATGTTTAGAGTCAAACCAAGCAAAATATCTTACACGCATTGATATTCGTATTCTTTTATTTTACTACTTAATTCATTCCATTTAGTAATATCTATATCAGTAGCATCTACTAAATGTATTATATCACATTTAGTATTGAATACTCTTCTAATATAAGATATTCCTTCTTTGTAGTGATACTTATTCTTATAAGCACGAGGTACTACATTATGAAGACGAGTTATTAATTCAGTCTTCATTCTCATCTCTGTTGCAGCTTTCTCCCATGATTCTGGAAGATTCTGTCTAATAAAATTCATTAATCCCATTTCAAATTAATTTATTGATTAAACTTAATTTTTTTATTTGTAGTAAGGGGAGGACTCGAACCTCCGATACCAGCTTTTGATATTATCTCACCGCTCTACCATCTGAGTACTATCCTTACTCCAGCTTTTTACGACATTAGCTTAGCCGTTGGACTCTGTTATCACGCTGCGATACCAGTATAGTCCATTACATAACTTGTATTGCCAGTTATCTGCTTATTGACCTATTCTACTTCACATTGTCGCTGTCAAAACCGTTTAGCCCCGTGTATTTCTATTACTAGAAACAGAACTCCTCCACGTTTATATACGTTTATAGTATATATATAAATATTCTAATATGCTTAAATATAAACAAAATAGAAAATTAATCACTATTAAATGTGATTGTTGTGGAAAAGAATTTGAAAAACCTGTTTCTGAGTATAACAGGAATATTAAATTAGGTAGAGCAAACTATTGCTCACGTGCTTGTAGTGGTAAAATGTGTAATAAAAATAATAAACAAAAAGGTAATCCTTCTTCTTTAAATCCTTATGCTAGGAGAGACCAATATACTCCATTTAGATATTATTTTAGAAATGCTAAAAAGAGATTTAAAGATTTCAATCTTACATTAGAATATCTAAAACAATTATGGGAAGAGCAAAAAGGTATCTGTCCTTACACTGGTATACATTTATATTTAGCCGAATATAAAGCTAATCATAATAATCCTATTTATACAGCTTCTTTAGATAGGATAGATTCTACTAAGGGCTATATAATAGGTAATGTACAATTTATCTCTACAGCAATAAATTATATGAAGAATAATATGTCTCACAGAGATACAATTAAGCTCTGTAATATTATTGCTAAACACGTAGTGGAGCTAGGGGCATACGATAGCCCCGTCCATACGACTGATTCATAGACCTAACAGTCAATGTGGGTATATGACCGACCAAAGTCATATACCCTATGGTCTTGAGAATGGTTAGTTCTCTTATACTGATCTTGATAATACACGAATAATAGTTAAAGTATAGATACTTTAAACGATTCAAAGATTCATATTATTCAGTCTAAACTTGATGTCACGACTAAGGCTTTTCTCTATTTCTAGAGGACAATCTTATTGTCGCGATCTCAGACTTATGATCAGTAGTTCACAGTGGTTCCCCATAACTGATTTAAAAATTCTGTATGAGACCTGTTAATTCAGGTCCTTGTATGCCTCAGGCCCTAGTTAGTTCAAAAGAACTGATTCCGACTCACATACTAAGCTATTGATTCAAAGATTCTAAGCTTGGAACCTCTTTTATTTTGTTTGTTTTGAGTTAGCGACGATTTACACCGGGTACTAACTCATCGTATGTCCACTGCCAGGAATCCGGGAAGATATCACGCAGTTCTTTTTGAGATTCGTCAATACTCTTACCGATTTCAATAAGGTCTTTATCGTACTGCTTCTTCATCTCGCGAGCTTCTTTATCCCATGCGGACACAGGTTTATTTCCACTCTTGATATCTTCAGCAAGTGCAGATAATTCCTTCAGGTAGGTTTTAATACGTTGGTTTGTACGATTAGAACGGCGAACCTGCAGTACTGCGGAGGATACTGTAAATTCACATTTCTGTACAATAGCGACTAACTCATTTGTTAGCTTCTCTTTGCGACGTTCAGCAATCTTCTCAGCTGCCTTGGTAGCAATGTCTTCAGTTACTTTACTAGAGTTAGCGATTACATCTTGGATGTTTTCTCCGTTTACCTCCTCTAAGAGGATGTTCATTTTCTTTTCTGCCATTTTGAATACAGTTTAATTGATTTAACAATAAATTTATTTAACACTATAATATAATCTTAATAAAAGAACAGTCGTCAAAATATCTCTTTTTAGCTTCTATTATAGCTACTGCTATAATATTTAGCCTTTCTTTTCTCCTCATATAAAGTAGGAGAAATAATTACGTTAGTCATATAGTATGACATTTTAATTTGTTTTTTGTTTTACTCATATCTTTTAGTAAATTTAAGTAATAATTAAAAAGAACTGTTCCTGTCTATTTGTACTTCTTATTCAACAGGAGACTCCCTGCCTTCTCCTGACCTACATATAATGTGGTTGACCGTTGTATAGTCCATTGTACTCTTGATTGACAATTTCCATTAGGGTTCTAGTCTTAAACAGTTCTTTAGGTTGACTGAATCCACCATTTTACTAACAATTTAAATTAGTAATATATAGTATTGAGTAGAAACTCTGGCGGGTTCTCTACTTCTTTACTATTCTTTGGTTGCATTCTGAGTTTACACTCGTGAGTACATTCACTACAGTTGATATGATTATCAAGTGTAGGACAATCATTGTTTACTTCCATGCTTTCTTACGATTATAAGGCTCCATTTTCTTATGTTTTGGCTTCTTTTTGAACTCTTTTGGAGGTTCCTCATTGTTTTTCTTTGCCATATTAATAGAATTTAAATAGAGGATTAATATCACGTAACAACTCGGGTAATACGGATAATCCGTATTTCTTTAGCATTTTACGATGTTCATAATACGCGGAAGTAGTATTTACCTGAGCAATAATACTTACAGGAACACTAATAACCTCACGATTCTGTTGCACTAAGAACTTACATAGTTCTGAATTCAATAGCTCTCGTGTCTTGAGAGCAGGTGAACCAATAGATGCAACAATCTTCTTACAGAAGTCTTCTATTACTGGTATTTGCGGATTAGATGGTCTATCTACTGCTATATCAGTTGGAGTTAAACATTTAGCTACCATAGCACTCATCACATCTTCATCTGATAAGATACTTACATCTACGTTCTTAGCATCTGTATTATTTGCTATATTTGATGCTAAAGATGTTACTAGTGCATGTTCATCTTTTATTTCTCCTTTAAATGTAATAATAATTGCTTTCATATTTTACTTTTGATAAGTTATTTACTAGGAATACTAATAGATACTTCTATTTCATACTCCTCTAATTCTTCAAATAGTTTATCAGTATTTGATTTACTGATAATTTCAATAGGTGGATTAACCTCTACTCTTTTACCTGGTACTGTTCTACATAGCTTTTTAGCTCGTTCTAACGATATACCAAGTACTTTAGTAGTAGCTAATAGATTTGCAAGATAGTGGTCGTTACTGAACTTTATCTCAGTTAACTTACGACCTTCTTTTACTTTATTGACTACCATTCTTCTTCCTCTGAAATTAAGTTCTCAAATTCAGTGAAGAAATTATCTGGATCGTTGCAGAGAATTCTTGTATTATCTGTTTCTATTACTACAACTTCTCCGAGTTTACTGGTATTGCTGCATGTTATACTGTCAATTGCATCAATGTGAATAACACAAGGTTTTGTTTCTTCAGTATCTGTAAAACATTGTTCTACAAATAAAAATTTTCCAATCTTTTTCATGTTTCTAAAAAATTTAAATTGTTAATAATGACGCCTGGGCACTCAGGATTTAATTAAGTTAGTGCCAACTTAGTTTATAGCATTTGTTATAAGACAAAGATAAACGACTACAATCGTTACTTACTATGACTCTCACTATAGTTTTAACTCATAAGCAGAAATAGCTGTCAAACTAAATCTTATTGGAGTACATGATTTTAACGTCCGCACGATCATATATACCATCTATTCTATCAATCCCGTTTTTTACAGTTGCGCAATTAACCTGTATAAATGAGGATAAACGATAACCTGCTGTATATACTTACGCCCCACATGTTTGTCATTTTCTGAGGACGTATACTCTATCTTCACAGACTGAGTATACTAGACTCTAATATTCATTTAAAACAGGAGGTTTGGTTTTAATTTTGAATAGAGTCATTTACAACCGTTGATATAACATGAGTTTGTATAGAGTCATCAAGATATTTTTGAGCTCTTGCCCCAGATAACACTGTGTTATACGTTGATGTGTTTGATTCATATATGTAAATCATGTCTTTTATAGACAACGATGTACCATGTTGCATCAAAATATCAATTAATACTACCTTTGGCATAGCTAAAAAAACACTATCAACTCTTCTATCTTCTCTCATTTGCTCTCTCATGTCGAGAATATCCTGTATTGTTGTTACAGGTTCCTCAATGATAACTTGAGGATCTTCTTGTACTTCTTCTTGGTTCACACCATTTAAGAAATTAGCAATGTTTTCACGCTCTGCGTAAATTATTGCTCCCATCATGCCTATTAAGGCAAGAGTTATTAATACTACCCAAACTATTATTCTTGGCGGTTTAGGTCTCGCCATCATTTCATTTTCCATTTTGATAATGTTTTAAAATTAGTAATTAATCTCCCCAAAACCAATCTTGGAGTAGTTCTTTAAAGTTTTCTATTATATAATTTCCATCCCCTCTCTCTTTTATCTTCAGAGAAGTCCCGACACCCGCATAGGAACCGTCCAACCCAGCGCGAGAAGACAAATAGAACAAACCCGCAGATTTATTATATTCATCTTCTTTATACAACCAAGAATAGATGCAACAATAATTGAACTTAGGTGTCTAAGGTTTATTATCATTACTAATGAAATTTAGAGCAGCTATAATTGTACTAAGCTGTTCATACAGATTCAAATGCTTATCTTTATAAGTTCTAGGCTTTCTACCTATTACTTTACAAGCATCTTTGTAAGTTTTAATTTCTTCTCTTTTCATACTTTTATTGATTAAAGTGTTACTTTATAGTATCTCCAACAAAATATACGTGATGATATAGATAGTACTTTACATATACAGTACTATTTTGGTTTGTAATAGGATTACGTAATGTGAACTTATATTCTTCATCATTAGTAATACTTCTCTCTTTATTGACTAATATATAATTCTTGTACTTCATTTGTAAATCTACAAAATTATATACAGTTTTGGACTCTTCGTATTCTCTTTTAATTAGAATACCAACAATATATGTTATTATTGCTATTACTAATATTCTACTAATTCGATTTAGTTCATAATATTTAATTACTTTTATCATAAATAGATTTTAATGTTAATTACTAATTGTACCCAGAGCGGGAGTCGAACCCGCACGACCAATGGTCAAAGGTGTTTAAGACCTTAGCGTCTACCTATTTCGCCATCTGGGCATTAAATTAAAGTTTACAACTTGATAATTATTAAGGTTAATAAAAAATGCAGGTATTTATCTCGTTACACCTGCGGGTCCGGCAATCCTGTCTTATATACCGCGTGAGCTGGCGGTTAAAGGTATTAGTTTTCATAGGTACAAACTGGAAGATTCTTTAGACCTATTACTTAACACACTCGCCACATGAAGGCTACCTTAATGAGTGCAATCAGTATATCTATATTCACATATAAATATACTGACAACAGTACGCTTACTGTTATGCTTAATTAATCAATCTGTATAATTAAGAACGAACAATGATTAAATAAACAAATGGTAGATACTGTAAATCTAAGGACGGGCAAACTTGGCTACATTATATTGTTGTTAGACTTGTGACTGATAATATTGTTAGTAATAATATAGTTGTTCCTGATTTTAACGTCTGCACTAATACTCAGTCACATTATTAATAATGCAATATACCTCACTTAGTCAGTGACTAGTATAACATACTATCAATAATGAATTTTATCTGCCACCCCTCAGAGTGGTAATAAGTGCTGAGATATAAGCCCCACAGGATTGTTAAGGATTCTCACCTTAAAGAGCGCCAGAGACGGGTTCCTCTGACTTAGCAATTTGTGCTTTTACGTTGTTGCTCTCAACCTGTCGTTTAAGACATCCCTTGATCATTTTATGACCTTTACTCATATACATCAATAGCACTAAAGTGTATATTGTCTTTGATTTCTCTGCACTAATATCAGTTTATATTATGATATTATTAGGTCATGACTCCTATTTTACATAAGGGATAACTGAATATAAGCCCCACAAAGTTGATACTGATTCTCACAGTATAGATGCAGTAATATTTACTGCATTAACTCATTAATAAAACCCTGCTGTAGATACAATTACATTGTAAGGTTCTAATTTTTCAGCAATAGTATTTACATCACTTCCTTACACTCTTGACGGTTGTGCATTACCTATCTCCAGTAGGTTTCATATAGTATTCTTGACTCTGCATTCTTGACACATAAACTCAAATGTGTTCTCTCCCCGACTTGTCACGGTTATTGCTTACGAGAGATGTAGTTGCATTAAGAAGAGAAGTATAATAATATAGTCCTTAGCGCTACCTAAGTCTTTATAAGGGCATACCTAACTTATATCATTATACTTTAACGTGGTTAAATTATGTTTCACAACATATGAGGATAATTTGCATTTCATAGAATAATTACTTTGCGAATAAATCTGTATATCTTAGTTAAATAACCATATAGATAGATATAATACTATCATTGTGATTATTACTGATAACATACCTAATTCTGTATCTCTATCCATATGATTATTTATTTAGTTAATGATTAAATTGCATTTTACACCTAAAACTTATCATTTGGCTATAAATAATTAGTAAGCTTAATAAGCCATGAAATTATATTAGCGTAATCAGTACTGATTCATTAGTATTACTCTGATATTCACTAAAAACCGGTTTTTCGGGTACATAATTAAATATACAGAAAGATAAGAAACTGGTGCCCTCAATGTCTTGGGAAGTTATTGAGTTTTTTAAAAGTCCTTATAATCCTCTCTTTTAAGATAACTTAGAACTTTAGGTCTAGACTTGTACTTCGTCTATCCAAGTTTGTACTGTGCGAATACTTCGGATTATAGAGTGTATAGCACAATCCTCTAAAGTTTAGAGTATACACAATCTTTTGGGACTTTGTTATACTATTCTTGCCCAGGGAGTAGCGTAAACCGTTATATTAAACCGACATGTATCAATCCACGGCCCTTTGATACTGGATCTATATTATTAGTAACGAATATAGTGCCTGTCTTTCCAGGCTGTCACTCTCTTTCAAGTTGTCACCAAACTTATAAATCGGAATTGGTTTCCTGTACGGTTTGTCCTTAAACTTTTAAGTGCGTTATTAGTAAACCGCCGAAAAGATACAGCACTACTGGTTTAAACTACCCTACCAGCAAGTAAAGCTCGTCTTTCCGAGCCGCCATGCTATCCCTTGTGCCACAGTACTCGCAACATACTATAACAGAACGTTCCTTTAGCCGATTACCCACACACCCCTACGTACAATGGTGGAACGCAGCTTTCGCCACGATATCAACGCTCATTTGCTTCCCTTTCTTAGGTCTCTGTCACTATGCAGTTCATAATTGCAAATAGGGCGGAATGGTCCTCACGTTACTATTTAAAGCAATGTGGTTTCACCATTATTTACTCACAAATACATTTTCTTTGTGAGTCTATTTTAATAAAAAATATAGAACAAGCGCATTATTTTTGCTATGCTATTCTCTTGTTCTAATTAGTGGTTACGCGCCAAATGCGGCACCTTGCTGTTGAGCTGGGCCTTGTACAAACTGCGGTTGAGCTTGTTGAGGCTGAGCTTGCTGTTGAGGTTGTTGGTTAGGATTAACTGTGTTGATAGTTTGCCCTCCAACTGTTTCCTGTTGTTGAGGTTGTTCTGCTGCTAATGCGCGAGTGTCGTTAGCTGGAATACAATAATTACTGAATGCTGCTCTTCCGACTTCTTCAGGAGTGCTTCCTCTCATCCATTGCTTTTCTCCACGGCTGTCATAGTAATATTGACAGAATACAACTAATTCTGTGTATATTACTGGAACTCCTCCTTGTTTTACAATGTCTCCTGCCATAATAGCTGGTGTACCCTTAGCTGGGTTTGCCGGATGTGCAGACAAGTGCTTCTTGTAAAATGGTTGTGGTGATTTCCAAGATACGTAGCAACCTTCAATGGTTTGGAACATCTCAGGTATGGCTTGGTCTGTTTGACCAATGCCTCCATGTTGCATGCTTAGTAGTGGCTCGAATATGGCTACTACTGGCTTTTGAAAACTTGTGTAGGTTTGCGTTCCTTCCCAAGGGCAATCAAGATTGATTAATTGGGAATATAGGTACTTATTACCAGCGTTTTGAACATTTTTGTTTAGTTCTCCAACTGGTACACCTTTTTCATCATACTTTTGACCTACTACTCTTAATACTGGATTTAATAACTGAAACTTTGCCATGATAATATGTTTTTTTGGTGAATAATCTATAAAGGCTATATATTACTTGGTGAAGTAATGTAATAAAAATGGGAGGATAAGAAAGGGTAATAGGACTTGAGACATCTAAGTACATGCTCTATCCTAAAACTTCATTTATTACCTACTAACATAAGTAGAACTTTCTTATTCCTCCCGATTCTTGGCAGGCGCAGCTGAATGGGGTTCGTGCGCAGCCGGTGTAAGTACTCAATACCAGATACTGAATAAAAGCAGGGAGTGCACGACTCCCCGCTATAACCATTTAGAGTGGCTTAGAGTTTGTTAACCATGTTTATTAGCCATATAAACAATAGCATAATAGCACCTATTAATATGCTAGTGATGCCTACCATTAGTAGCATACCAAATAGCTGAACATGATTAGGAAACACTGAGGATAAACCTAACATCTGTACGGCAAATCCTTGAACAACTCCTATGGCTATACAAAGTAAGCCACCTGTGATGAGTCTTTTACTCACCTCTTTAACTTTAGTTAACATAAGTTAAATATTTAAATGGTTAATAAATATGTGCGTTGAACAGTCGCACCCCTGTTAAGTCTACTCGATGCCGTCCATATCAAGTTCTGCTTTAGCAATCTGATAATGTTTATCAGGGTAATTCTTATGCAACGCTATTGTATATTGCGCAGCTAATTCTTTACTCTTAAAAACTTCTTTGATTTTAGGGCCGATACAAGTTAATTCAATTACGTAATACATGATATATTTGTTTTAAGTTAATAATGCAATTCTATTAAGATGAGTATGAATTGTAACTGTTTACTAAGAGATAGCCAGATTAAACTCTGGCTATTCTTGTATAACACTTGTAATGATTAGCAACAGCATATGCAAGCTTAATAGCCTCATCAATGTTGTCTAATAACTTTGTGCCTTGCTTAACAGCACCACCTTTTTTGTAAGCATCAATTCTGTATTTCATACTCTAATATGTTTAATATGCATAATACTACAGTTGTGAATGAATTGAGTAGGAGAGCTATGATTACTCATAGCCTCCATAATACTCCAATGCATCAGCTAATGCATCAACATATTCCTCATCGTCTTCAGTAGGAATAAAAATACAATCTGATAAACTCATAATACTTTGATTTTATTGGCGGGGGTGTTCCCGCGATTAATAACAGCCGGGGATGAATTGGAGTAGTACTTCACGCACACGTAGGAGTATTCTATATTTTTTAATCTCAAAAATTTTTTTATAAAATATTTTTTTAATTTATGTTAAATATCTGTAATTATTCTTAATATTTGCGTTATTAGTAATATGAAACATAGCATAGATTATTATATAGAACGTATTGAACCTATGATAGATAATCTAAATAGGCAACAAGAAATACAGATTGATAATACTAAGTTTTTAGTGTTGAAAGTGCGTACTAAAGATGTTACACGTATATTAATAGCTAATCAATATAACTGGAATGGAGTTCACTACTGGGTATATAATACTAACACAAAACAAGTAGAAAATATAATTCATAGTACTTACCATTTCATGTTTAGATTTAAACAGCGTCACTTATCTATTACTAGACTATCAGAAAATAAACAAATAATAGTATGCATGGTTAATATGTTTAAATATTCATATAACTTGTTAAACCGCACATCCTCAGTTTATATTACATATAAGAAACCATCTAAACTAGGAGTCCCACATATAAGATTTATTACATATATAAGAAAAACTACTAAAAAGAAATAGTATGAATATAGAATACGAAATAATAGGTGATACTATTCCGTTTGATAAATCTGCAGAAATGTATAATAGATCTACATATATAGGTCCTGCAGATGACGGATGGTCTGAGATAGTAAAGATAGACGACAAGTACTACATGGTTCAGCAAGGACTACAAGAATACGAAGGACATGTGTACATGAGTCAAGTAAAAATAATATCCATAGAAATTTTAAACTAATATGAAACTAATAGAATCCAGTGTACAGATTATTGAGGAAAAAGACCCTTATAAGATGATAGAGTTAGCAGGTAGAACTTGCTATAAGAGCGAAGATAAGATAACAGAGAATAGCGCTAAAGAGTTTGTAGATCGTATGATTAAGCTTGGTCATGGGGCTATGTTGGAGCATGGTACTATTTATTTAAAGATAGATAAAACAGAAGACGGACATCTTCCACCAGCTAGACTATATTGGTCAGATGGTAATCACAAGAAATATACTAGAGTTCGTAAACATGGAAATTCAATATATGTGACAACTAATCTACGGGTAATAGTAGAGAATGATAGATTAGATGATTTGCAGTATCAAGTAGAACCTACAGAGCATCATGAAAAACGTATTACAGCCAAATTCATATGTGATAGAGGAGTAAGTCATGAGTTTGTTAGACATAGAGTATTTAGCTTTGCACAGGAGTCTCAAAGATATTGCAACTATAGTAAGGATAAGTTTAATAATGAATGTACTTTTATTATACCATCTTGGCTAAATGATTTTCCAGAATGTATAATTAGAGACTCTATTGGTGGATGTATGTATCCTAGTGATTACTATAGAGAAAATTTAGATGGAAGTTTTAGAGGAAACGTCATATTTATGACACATACTAAATATTTAATAGATTCTTTGTTTAAAGCCGAAAAAAATTATAACAACCTAATTAGCTCTGGATGGAAACCTCAAGAAGCAAGAGCAGTACTACCTAACGCAATCAAAACAGAATTAGTAATGACAGGCTTTGAGAGTGATTGGGAACATTTCTTTGAATTACGTTGTAGTGGTGCAGCTCATCCAGATGCTAAGAAGTTAGCTGATGAGTTAAAATTGTTAATGAATGTTAAAAACATTGAACTTAATAGCGTTAAATAACTATAAATAATGTTAATAAATGTTAAAGAAATAGTAACTAAGACAGTATATTAGACGTTATATGGGGAGTAAGAGGGGTAAAGTAATAACAGTGTCTAGTTAAGTAAAGTGATATAATATTAATTACTCCTACTTTAGATAATCACAAATATAATTACTATGAAACATAAACAAGTTAGAGAAGTAGCTTACTTAGGTAAGAAAGTATATTTTGGTAATAAACCTTATACTCTAGTAGAGAATGAAGTAAAAGGTATGTGTCAAGGATGTGATTTATATAATTGTTATTGCCCTTCTAGGATTACGTCATTGTGTACTCAAGGATTTATACTTAAAAGAGATAAGCAATGAAAGAAGGAAAGAAGAATGATTACCAAGACGGTAAGCTACGTTGGGATTTACTACCATTAGAAGAGATTGAAGATATTGTTAAAGTATATACAGCAGGTTCTATTAAATATGGTGATAATAATTGGCAGAACTTAGAGAATGGCTACCAACGTTATAAAGCAGCTATGTTAAGGCACTTACTTGAATATGAGAAGGGCAATGAAATTGATAATGAAACTGGTTGTCATCACCTAAGTCAAGTAGCTTGGAATGCAATAGCTATGCTTTACTTAGATAAACACGGAAAAGGAAAAAACTATGACATTAAATGATTAGGAATTAGCAAAGATAGTAAGAGATAGAATACCAGTAACAATAGACAACAAATAGTTTATAATAGAGTCTAATCCAATAGGTAGTTGCGATGGCTGTTATTTCTTAAATAGAAACTGCCCTACTTTGGCTAGACGTTATTGTTGTTCTAATGGCGGAAATATATTAATATTAGAGAAACAAAATAAGAAATAATACGTTATTTGAGTATTAAATATAGAATATTATGGAAGATAAAGTACTAGAAACAGTAGTAAATGGAATTAAGTATACTATGTTGAAGGATGTGTTAGTTAAGCCTTTGGAACCAGTTATGGTTACTAAAGAGATTACAGAGCAGATTCCTACAGGTGAAGTTGATGAAGATGGTTTCAATAAGTATGATACGCAAACTGAAACTAAGGAGGTAGAGTCTGAATATTCAACAGGTGTAGTATTGAAAGTTCCCACATGCTTAACAGAATGTGAATATAAAGTAGGAGATACTATTGTTTATAATAAGAAGTTTGCTAAAGACTTTGATTTGTTTAAAGATAGTCAATTAGTCAAACCATACGATATAATTGCTATATCAAATACAATTTAAATTTGCTTAACTCATTGTTAGAATGAACCCTGGCGTTAGTCAGGGTTTTTTATTATCTATATAATAAGTGTTAATAAATGTTAACAGATTTTAACATTTATTTATTATACCGTTTATAGATACATAAACATTAAAAATAAATATTATGAGCTACAAAGTAATTAAGGAATTTGGTTCTGCTAAGAAAGGTGATGTATTAGCAGAAGATGAAACAGGTTTAGTGTCATTTAACATTAGTGAAGATAATTATACTAGAATGATGTCTTTAGATTATGATACTGCGGATTACTTATGTGAAGAAGGTTACCTTTTAAGTGTTGATGATGAAAGTAAGTATAATGTAGATGCTACTTTAGAGCTCATTGATGACTTACTTAAGAAATACGAAAGTAACTTAAAAGAGACTAATGAAAAAGCAAATAAAGGCGAAATACAGCCTTGTGTTAAGTTAGAAGCTGAGACAGTATATTATAACTTAAATAAGGTTTTAAATAAAATTAAGGATACGTTAACAAATGAATAAATTGGTAAAAAGCGTAAGCAAAGCCGATTTAAATACAGAATTCTTAAAGAGCCTTAATGGTATACTTGATCTTACTGATAGGGAGCTAGAGTTACTAGCTACATTTATAGCAATAGATATTAACACTCCTAAGCTCCCTAACATAAGTAAGAATGTAATATCTACTGAAAATAGAAAATATATTAGGAAAGTATTAGGCATTACTCCTGATAATTTAAGTAGATACATAACTAAATTTAAGAATCAAGGTATACTAGTGAAAGGTAAGATTGAAGACGAAGTTGTAGTAAATAAGGCGCTTATACCTGAAATAATCGGCGATAGAGTACAAATTACTATAATATTAAGAGTAAATAAAGATGAAGATTAAAACAACAATAGTAAGACCTGGCACTATATTATGTTGGAAGGAATATAACATATTTACTAAGTTGTGGAATAAGTTAAAGAAGAGAGACTTACCGTACAATAAGTTTGAGATTATTCCTACTAGTATAGAGTTACTTACAATAGATAGATATAATTTTGTAGCATATACTCCTATACGTAAGTATAATAAACAGGAAATACATAAACTACAATCTATCTATGATAATTGTATAGAAGATAGAAATTGGGACGATGTTAAAACTATAATTAATATAATAAGACCTAATACGTTCGATAACGCTTCTACTTTAGAAGAATGTAAATATTATAAAAAGATAGATTTAAATGAGGAATCAAGTGAGTATATATACTAAATTAAGTAATAAGTATAATATCCCATACCCTATCATAGAAGTAATATGTAATAGCCCGTTCAGATTTACTAATAGTATCATCTCTAATTTAGATCCTAAACCAGTTAGATTCTCTTACTTAGGCAAATTCAAATTAAAGAAAAGATATGAAAAAGAAACCGTATGATGTTTATAGTCCTAAGATATACCCTAGACTATTATTTGTAAGTACTAATATTGAGGATTTAGATAAATATTTTATATTTCTTGATGTATACGGTAATAATGACGGAAGTGAATACAATAAGTTATTACAAGAAATAGATAAATATGATGGAGGAATGGTTACTTGTAAAGTAATACGTAAGAGTGATAATAAATACGGTGTGATAGTGATAGCTGTTACTAGTACAGAAGATATTACTCCAGACATGATTCCTCATGAGGCAGTACACGTTGCGGATTACTTTTGTGAACAATTAGGCTTATATACACAAGACTTTAAAGATGGCAATGAAGCGTATGCCTACTTAGTAGGATGGGCTGCAGGAAATATAAGTAATACTATCTGTAATGAGTTAAAAAACAAAGAATATGACAATTGAAGAAAGTAAAATGATGTGGAAATTAGAAGTGGAAAACAATAAACCACTCTATGGTTCATTTAGTAAGGAAATGAAGCGCCTGTATAACAAAGTAGATGAATTAATTAATGAAGGCGTAATTACTTATGAAGATTTCACTAATGATGTAATTGACAGTATTACTACTACTATAGTAGATAATGGGAAGAATAATGCAGAACCTAGTAGAGCTGATCAGGTAAATGCGATGTGTGATATGCTATTTAAGAAGTATGAAGAATATAAAAAAGTAGAGCATACAGGAGGAGATAGAGAAGTTTTAGTAGATAATATAGAGTTATCAGATGAAACCCAATTACGTGAATCCGAACGTGCCAATGAGACGTGCTAAGGAAATTATAGCGAGATTATAGAAAGAATATTATTTAGGTTATTTAATTGATTGATTATTATGGTTAAGTATATTTGTTCAGTAGATAGAGGTACTATTATTAGTTACGATAAAGAAGTAGAAAGTGTTAGCTTGCTAGATCATTTTTATGTAGACTATACATGGTATATTCCCGAAGATGGAGAATGGATCTATACAAAGAAAGATGGTTCTAAAGATAGAAGGAATGTTACTAAAGGTACTATGATAATAAAATTGTATCCTATAGATAAAGAAAGTGGCGCAGAGTACATCTTTATTGAAAATGATGAAGTAAAGAATCACTATAATAGATTACTAGAAAAGAAACAAGAGGAGAAAAAGAAAGCTGCTTCCTGTGACACGGATTGTGATACGGGTTGTGATTGTGAATGTGGTTGTAGACCAGATTGTTGATATGGATAAATTATTGATAGACCAGTACGGTAATGCTATTTTATATAAAGTAGATACTAATAGCATCAAAAATATATCTGATAACTTTGAATGTAGAACTATATATATAGCATAGTAGGATGGTCAAATAATAACAGAAGAGGAAGTAATAGACTATAAACTAGGAGATATTGTACTTATATTAAGTAAGTATGATACTATAAGCAGTAAGTGGACACTAAAACCAATAGTCTGTTCTGATGCTTTTGCTAAAGACGATCTTATAAGATGGAACAAAGAAGATAACAAACAAGTTCTTACAAATGAAACTATTTGATCTTATTGGAGGTAAAGTAAAAATACACCCAGATGCTATAGGCATCCCATGCTTTAGAAGAGTGTGGGATGCAGATAAACCTAATAAGGAGCATGCTACTAAAGTAATAAGTTACATTGTACTTATGAATAAATGGGATAGTCCTTATGTACAAAGTATGGATGAAGACAGTAGGGAACTTAAACTGAAAAAGGAAATATTCGATGATGAGAATTACAAATTGACTACAGAAGAATTGATTTGTGAAGATGAATATAAGACCTTACTTAATACTAGAGCTCTACAAATGTTAAACAATATGCGTCTAAAGTTAGATAGTGTAAGTAAGTACTATAAAGAGTCGTTAGATGATACTTTAGATGAAAAGAAGATTAAGGACTTATTAGCCGGTATGACTTCTGTTGGTGGAGTGCTTAAGAGTATTGATTCGCTAGAAACGATGGTTAAAGCTGAGGAATTAGCCATAGGCAAAGTTAAAGGAGACGCTAAAGTAAATCCATATGAGTTGGCGAAATAATACATTAAAATATAACTAAATATTAACAACACGTTATAGTGTATAAATGAATATTTTATTATGAATAAGAAATTTACGATTACTATAGATTTGACTAAGGATACAGAAGAAGTATTTAGACAGATTGAAGAAGCTTCTGAATATTTGAACAAACCTGTAAAGAAGTCATTATGGCAAAGAATTAAATCTTGGTTCTAAACCATCAGAACCCTTACGTGGAGGGTAAGAATATCCACGTGTTATTGCCCTGTGGTGTAGCGACTCTGCACATCTGTCTCTAAAACAGAAGGTCTCCGGTTGGCACGAGAGCGGGGCGACCAACAGCGTAGGTTAGAGATGCGCACAAATATTATATTTATGAGAACAAAAATATGTACAAAGTGCGGTTTAGAAAAACCTACAAGTGAGTTTAATAAAAATAAACTCAAAAAAGATGGATTACAAAGTGAATGTAGAGATTGCCATAAGTAGATGTGTTCTAGCTACTATCAAAGAAACAAAACAAACTATAGAAAAACATCTAAATTGAAACGGCAAAAAATACTATCAATAGTTAATAACATTAAATCTAAAGGATGTATTATCTGTGGTGAAACTAATCTAGCTTGTTTAGATTTCCATCATTTAAGAGATAAAAAAGGTAATATATCTGATTTAATAAAAACTGAAAATTTAAATAAAGTTATTAATGAGATTAATAAATGCATAGTACTTTGTGCAAATTGCCATCGAAAGTTACATAACTAGTCCTTTGAAACTATAATAGCAGAAGGAAACTTGTTGGATAGGTAGTTATCGTGAACAGGTAGTCTGGGGTAATGTTAGCCCAGGTGGGGAGTACTAAACATACGGCGTATAAAACCATAGCTCAAGAAACTAGGTTACAGCTACAGAAATTTCCCCAATAAATTTTTCGTAATTAAAAGAATTTAAGTTATAAATTATTATCTGAATAGAAGGGGTTCGTTGTGAAACGCGCCCCTTTTTTAAATATGATATGGTTGATTTTAATAAGAAAATTGTAAATTCAAATAAATTTCGCTAGGCTGCATTAAATTTTATTAATACTGGTAGTTATTGTAATTTTCCTGAATCTACTTCAGAATATTTTAAGTTCTGGGATGAGGAAAGTAAAAGATGTGTAGATGGTTATACTGCTGATGATGGAGATTTCATTAGTGGGTATAACTATTTTTATTTAAACTATTGTCCTATATCTCGTATAGTTAACCATATTACAACAGATGAGTTTGGAAAGACTAAAGTAAAGCGTGTTAACGAAGTAACATTTCCTGACTTCTGGGATTATGACTATTACTATTTTAATGCAGTATAGGAAGCCCAAGAGTAGGGTAAACACTTATGCTTACTTAAGTCTAGACGTAAGGGTTTCTCATACAAAGGCGGTTCTATGGCATGTCGTAATTTCTATCTAATACCATACTCTAAAACCTTCATATATGCATCAAATAAATAGTATTTGACAGATGATGGTATTCTTACTAAAGCTTGGGATTACATGGACTTTATAGACAAGAATACAGCTTGGGGTAAGAAAAGATCTGTCAATACCTAGATGCGTAGACGTGCTGGATTTTATACTAAGGATGATTATGGTAATATCATAGAATTAGGTTATAAATCAGAAATCATAGGTGTTACTTTGAAAGACAATCCGGACGTAGTACGTGGTAAGAAAGCTAATCTTATTATGTTTGAAGAAGGTGGTTCTTTCTCTGAATTAGGTGCAGCATGGCAAATCGCTAGACCTTCTGTAGAAGTAGACGGCATAGCATTTGGTACTATGATAGTATGGGGTACTGGTGGTGATGAAGGCTGTATTACAGAAGACAATCTAGTATATACTAGTGACGGTAGACAATTATCTATAAAAGATATTACCAAAAAGGATAAGTTAGTAGGATATGACAATAATAATAAAATAGTCACTGAGGAACCTATTAATTTTATAAATATACCTAGCAAAAAAGAATGCATTAAGCTTACTACTAACTCAGGAAGAACAATTGAGTGTAGTATAGATCATCCTATTCTTAGCAGTAATGAAAAAGATTACAACGATTGTTTAAAATTCGATTGGCATTAGGCACAAGAATTAGTAATAGGTAATTATGTAGCAATAGCAAAAAGTATACCATACTTTGGATAGGATTCTATTAATAATGCTAGAGCAATAGGTATATTTATTGGGGATGGTTCTTACATGAATAATTCTTCTGTTAGACTAACTTCATGTGATGTTGAAATTCAATCGTTCATTGAAAACTTATACCCATGTGTTACAACTGGTAGTTATACTACTAAAGACGGTAGAATATTAAAAGAATTAAGAGTTCGTAAAGCTAAATATGATATAAACAAATTAGGTATATCTGGACAAACAAAAACAAATAAACGATTACCAGAAATTATTAACACCTGTGATAAAAGTAGTATAACTGAACTTTTAGGAGGATTATATGATACTGATGGTTGTGTTTCCACAACATATTATAAAAAACGTAATAAGTATTCTACTATAATAAACCTTACATAGAGTAGTGAAGAACTATTAAAATAGGTGTTATATCTTTTATAGAAATTAGGAATAAGGGGTTATATTTATAAAGTAAATAAAAAACCATCTAGAAATAGTGTTTGTGAAAATTAGAACAGTGTATATTACTCTTTAGATATTCATGATAGGGATAGCATTATTAATTTTCATAAAAACATAAAATTTCTAGTCAAGTACAAATAGAAAAGATTAGAATAGGCCGCTAAATACTATGAAAATCAAAAATCTTTACAAAAAGATAGAGGATTTTATTATGAGAAAATAGTAAACATTGAAAATGTAGGGGCAAAAACTATTTATAATATAACTGCTGGAAATACTCATACTTATCTTGTAAATGGAATTATTACTCATAATTCTGCATTTGAGACTATGAAGGATATGTTCTATAATCCTGATGGATACAACTGTTTAGGATTTGACAACATATGGGATGAGTCTGCTACTACTAATAAATGTGGTTTCTTTGTACCCCAATATACTAACTTAGATATACGTGATGAGAAGGGTAAACGTATATATATGGATGAAGACGGTAATACATACCGTAAGAAGTCTTTAGAGTATATATTAGCAGAGAGACAAGTAGTAATAACTAGTGCAACCAACAATGCAGCTATTGATAGATATGTTGCAGAAAGACCTATTACTCCAGCAGAAGCTATGCTAGAGTTTAATGGTAACATATTTCCTAAGAAGGAATTACAGGAGTAGTTATCATTACTCAGAACTAATAAAAAATTATAGAATCATAAGTAGGTAGGCGATCTAGTATGGCAACCTGACGGTAGCCTTAAATGGGTTATTAAGAAGACAGGAGATATAACACATTATCCATTAAGAACTAAAAGGGATGAAGTTACTGGAGCGTTAGTAGGAGATGATCCTACCGGTTCTATAGTAATATGGGAGCATCCTAATAAGGATGCTAGCGCTGGTTTGTATATTGCAGGTATAGACTCATATGATTATGATGAATCGAGTACTACATCATTAGGTTCTTGTTTTATATATAAGAGAGTATAGTCTATAGAATAGTATTCAGATATAATAGTAGCAGAGTATACAGGTAGACCTAAATCAGCAGAAGACTTTTATGAAAATGTACGTAAATTGCTTATATACTATAATGCTAGAGCAATGTATGAGAATCAAAATAAAGGTATATTTGTTTACTTTACTAATAAGCATTGTGACTACTTACTTGCTGATCAACCAGATATAATTAATGATATAGTAAGTAATTCTAAAGTAAATAGAAAAAAGGGTTGCCATATGAATAAATAGATTAAGCAGTGGGGATGGGGACTAATAAAAGACTGGCTTAACGATATTAATGCTGATGGTAAGAAGAACTTATACAATATAATGTCGGAACCGCTATTAGAGGAACTTATAGCTGCAAATGATGTAGTTAACGTAGACCGTGTAATGGCGTTGACCCAAGTAATGATATATAGAGAATAGCTATATAACGTTAAAGTAAAAGAGATTAAAAAAGAGAATAAAAATAGGGTATTATTTGAAGGCCCTATATTTACTCAAGAATGGTTTCGTGACGACGAAGCTATAGATAACATCGAAGCATATATGTTTTAATTATGAATAATATTAATCAAATGCCAATATAGAAACTTCCTATGTCTAAGAAGACAAAAGACTGGCAAGAAAGTTGTATAGACTATGTTATAGGTCGTAGCATGGGAGGTTCTAGAAATGGTAATAATAGAACTCGCAGAGAGGAAATGCAAACATATTATGATCTTTATAATAGCATATACAATGAAAAAGATCTAAAATATGTTACTAATCCTTTCAAGCAGCAGGATGGTTTCCCTGCAATGGCTTAGGACTATAATATAATTAAGCCTAAAATAGATTTATTATTAGGTGAAGAAACTAAAAGACCATTTAATTTTAAAGTAGTACGTACTAGTGATATAGCAGCTAGTGAAATGTAGGACAGAGCTAAGTAGCTTTTGATAGATTATATATAGGCTACTATAATGAGTAAATTAGGTCCTGAAGAACAAGCTAGATACTAGGAAGCTTTACAGAATGGTGAGATAATGACTCCTTAGTAGATACAAAAATACATGAGTAAAGACTATAAAGATATAGCAGAAGTAACTGCATATCACAGTCTTAATTACTTAAAAAATAAGTTAAACATTACTCATGAATTCTTCAAAGGTTGGAAAGATGCTTTAGTTGGTGGTGAAGAGATATACTATGTAGGTATACTGAATGGAGAACCGTGCCTCGAACGTGTTAATCCTATCTACTTTGATTATGATACTGAAACGTCCGACTTGGAATTCATTCATGACGCAGAATGGTGTTGTTATGAAATGAATATGTCTGTAACTGAACTATATGATAGATTATACGATAAGATGTCTGAGAAACAGCTAAATTAGTTGTTAGATATGATGGATCAAGCTTCTAAAGGGGGTATAAATCCTGAAGTAAGAAAGACGTCTTTAGATTATACTCATATTAAGACTCATACTATTAACGGGTTCAGCAGTAATCCATTTGATGGTACTAATAGTGTGAAAGTATGGCACTGTTGCTGGAAATCATTTAAGAAAATAGGTTTTGTTACTATAATTGATCCTGAATTAGGTGAGCCTAAAGAATATCAAGTAGATGAGAGCTATAAAGAGACAGGAATGGAACTCAATGTAGAATGGAAATGGATTACTGAAGTATGGGAGGGATATAGAGCTGGTGAAGACTTATATATAGGAATACAACCATTAGAATATCAATATACTTCATCTGATAATCCTAACTCTCAAAGATTGCCTTATACTGGAGTAGTATATAATAATACAAACAGTAGACCTCGTAGTTTAGTAAGTATGATGAAACCATTGCAGTATATGTATATTGTACTATGGTATAGACTTGAGCTTGCTATGGCTAGAGATAAAGGTAAAGTAGTAAATATGGACATTACTTAGATACCAAAATCTATGAATATAGATGTATCTAAATGGATGCATTATTTATCTGCTCTTGGTGTAAACTTTATTAATCCGTATGAAGAAGGATGGGATATACCTGGTAGAGAAGGAGGTAAACCTAGTCAGTTTAACTAGATTACAGCTCTTGACCTTACTATGGCTAATACTATAGATTAGTATATTAATCTTATGGATAAGATTGAAAGTATGCTATCTGAGATATCTGGAGTTAGTAAGCAAAGAGAAGGGTCTATTTCATCTAATGAATTAGTAGGTAATGTAGAGCGTTCTGTAGTACAATCAGCTCATATTACTGAACCTTGGTTCTGGACACACAATTAGGTAAAGAGAGAATGCTTAACTATGCTACTTAATACTGCTAGATGGGCTTGGAAAGATAGTAGTAAAACTCATCTACAATATATATTAGATGATGCTACTAGAGCATTCTTAACGCTATCAGATGATATGCTTTATGAGGATTTTGATATCTTTATAGAAGATACTACCAAGAATCAACAGTATATAGAAACACTTAAGCAGTTAATGCAGCCTGCTATGCAAAACGGAGCTAGCTTACTTGATATAGCTGAAATCATTACTATGGATAATATTAGTATGATTAAGTCTAGATTAGAGGAAATTGAGCAGAAACGTATGGAGCAACAACAAGCTATGGAACAAGCTCAAGCAGAACGCGAACAGCAAGCTATTCAAATGCAAAATGAGATTAAGGAAGAGGAACTTATGATTAAAGAAGCAGAAATGGATCTTGAGAAATATAAGATAGATCAAGATAATGCTACTAAGATTACTGTAGCTCAACTCAATGCTTATAGAGGTGCTGAGAATATGGATTAGAATCAAAATAATATACCTGATCCTATTGAGATAGCTAATTAGGCATTAGCTGAACGTAAGCAAGCATCTGATGAAGCTTCTAAACAATTTGAATTTAATGCTAAGATTAGAGAGCAGAAGATGAAAAAAGAAATAGAAGATAAGAAGAATCAGCTTGAAAGAGAAAGAATGGATCATGAAATGAAGTTGCAGGCAGCTAAAGACAAAGCAGCAATGGAGAGAGAAAGACTAAAAGCTAAGACAGCGCTTAAGAATAAGACAAATGCAGAAGCTAAAAAGAGTAAATAATTATGAATTGGTTTAAAGAAACATGGTGGATAATTAAATAGTTATTCACTAAAGTAAAAGCAGATAAAGTAGAGTATAAGCATATGGATCACTATCCATTTAGTGGTTACTCTGCAATGAGCTGGTGTGGTTACTTGCTAAGTAGAAAACCTGAATCTCAGATTAAACCTACTACTTGGAATCACGAAAATATTCATCTCTATCAAGCTAAAGATAGAAAGAGATGGATGAGTTATTATTGGTCTTATGCATGGTCATGGATTAAAGGTAACCCTATAATCTATCCTGCATCTAGTGCTTACTATACTATTCCTTATGAAATGGAAGCTTATGCTAACGACGATAACTTTGATTATCTGAAAACACGTAAGCCTGAAGATCTTGATAAATACAAGATTAAGGATAGAAAGAAGACTTATAAGGCTAATAAGAAAAATTGGAGACAATATCTTAAAACAATTAAATAATAGGAGGAATTAATTATGGCATGTGGAGGTAAAATGTCTGATAGTGATCCTATAAAGAAGATGTTTAAACAGCATAAGAATATTAATGCATATACTAAATGGTTTAACGCTATTCCGTTGCTTGGTACTACTGCATTAGGAGCTAATGCTTACTTTAATAATAATAAAAATGAGTGATCTGATAGATTATACAGGTATCATGCCGGAATATCCCATACCTTCATATAAGTATGGTGGTATTCATATAAAGAAAAAGAATAGAGGTAAGTTCAATGCTCTAAAGAAAAGAACTGGTAAAACAACCGAAGAACTTACTCATAGTAAAAATCCATTAACTCGTAAAAGAGCTATCTTTGCTTAGAATGCGAAAAAAATGGAAACATAAAGGAAGAAAGAAAAAATAATAAATCTAATTATATATAATTATGGATAATATAACATTGAACGGTTTTGAGGTGTTTGAAGAACTCATGCCAGGAGCAAGTGTAAAGAATAAACCTATTGTTTCTCCTACTAATGAGGAAGAGGAAGAAACAAAAATTGATCTTGAAGGAGTAGGAGAAGAACTCAGTGAAGAAGAGTTAAATAATATTCGTAAGAATACTAAAACTGAAACTGAGGAAGAGAAAGAGGAAGAGCTTGAAGAAGAAGATAAAGAAGTAAAATCTAAATCTAAAGCTAAACCTAAAACTACTACAAAGGAAGAAACAGAGGAACCTGAAGTTGAGGAAGAAGAACCAGAAGAGTCTACTGATGAAACTACCATAGTAACAGGTTTCTTTGATTCTTTGTCTGAAAAGTTAGGTTGGGACGACATTGAAGATGATGATAAACCTAAGACTGTTGAAGATCTTATTGATTACTTTAACGATGTAATTGAAGAAAACTCAGTACCACAATACGCTAGTGAAGAAGTTGAGCAACTTGATAAGTTTGTTAAGAATGGTGGTAATTTAAGAGATTATTTCTCAATTGACAGCGAAATTGATCTTGATGATATTGATCTTGAAGACGAGAGTAATCAGAAGTTAGTATTAAAAGAATTCCTTAAAGAAAAAGGATTTAATACTAAACAAATTGAAAAGAAACTCACTAAATATGAGGAAGCTGGTATCCTTGAAGATGAATCATAGGATGCAGCTGAGGCTCTTAAGGATATAAGAGAGAGTAAGAAACAACAGCTATTGAAAGATCAAGAAAATGCTGCTAAGCTTGCAGCTCAACGCCAACAGGAGTACTTTGATACCGTTGTCAACGAAATAAAGGGCATGGATAATATTCGCGGTGTTAAAATTCCTGAAAAGGATAAACAGATACTGTTGGAATATATATTCAAGCCTACCTCTGATGGTATGACTAAATTCCAAAAGGATTGGTCTAAGAGCGTAAAAAATTTAATTGAGTCTGCCTACTTTACTATGAAAGGAGACACACTTGTAAAAGCCGCCGAAGTAAAAGGTCAAAATGCAGCTATTAACAAGTTTAAGAATAGTCTTAATAGAACAGGAGTAAGTAGAAAGACTAAGAAACAGGATAACACTAGCACCGAGTCTATGTGGAATTCTTTTGCGCGAAGATTACGTGCAGATTAATATTAACTAATAAAAATTAAAATTACTAGTATTTTATGGATAATAATATTCTAAATAACTTAGTTTTATACAAAGGTAAATGGTTCAGTGATTTGATTGATACCGCTAAGATTTCTGCGGCTTCTCAATAGAATCCATATCAGGTTGCTACCGTGTTGTCTTATGTATTCGGAACTAAGGATAATGGTTACAACACTTCTTTGGATATGCTTACTGGTGGTCTTGGTAATGTAATGACAATTGATCAACCGAGCTGGGAGTGGAATGTAATGATTGATGCCGATAGAGCAGTTACAATTAGAGATGCAAAATGGAATGGTGCAGCTATTACAGATGATTCAACTGCGGGTCTTGGCAATACACCTATTATGCTGTGGTTAGAAGATAACTGGTTTGGTCCTACTGCTGTATTGGAATTTGATGATAAGGAATTCCAAGTACGTGTAGCAGGTGCTCCGTATCAGGACGGTAACCTGTGGGTATATACTTGTTTTGTAGCTGATGGTCAGCCTACTTCTTATATCCCTGCAGAACTCTTGAAACCGGGTTGCCAAGTATCTCGTCTGGCTTCTGCTGTTGAAGAGTACAGTGAAGAGGGTGATATCCTGAACTATAATACTCATTTCAAGATGCGTAATTATCTTACTACAATTCGTATCAACTATGATATTACTGGTTCAGCTTATTCTACGGTAATGGCAATTGCTTTGTAGGATCCTAAGACTGGTAAGAAGTCTTATTTGTGGGCTGATTATCAGGAATGGGTAGCTCTGCGTGAATGGTATAAGAGATGTGAACGTATGTTGGTTTACATGAAATCTAATGTAAACAAAGATGGTTCTTGTAATCTGAAGGGTACTAACGGTCGTCCAGTATTTATTGGTGCTGGTCTGTTGGAACAGATTGCTCCGTCTAATAGACGTTACTATACTCATCTTACTGCAGAACTGTTGGAAGACTTCCTGTTTGACCTGTCTTACAATGTACTTGGTACTAACGAACGTAAGTTTGTTGCATTGACTGGTGAAATGGGTATCCGTGAATTTGATAGAATTTTGAAGGAAAAGGTAGTTAACATGAACCTGATTGATACTGTATTTGTAACTGGTTCTGGTGACAGCCTTACTTTTGGTGGTCAGTTCAAGACTTATAAGATGACTAATGGTATCGAGTTGACTCTGAAGTATTTCCCGCTGTATGACGATATTACTTACAATCGTAAGTTACATCCGGTTACTTTGAAACCGCTGGAATCATATCGTATGACATTCCTGGATCTGGGTAGACGTGATGGTGAAGCTAATATCGTTAAGGTAGTTCGTAAGAATCGTGAATTCGTAAATTGGACTACTGGTGGTGCAGTTCTTCCGTCTGGCTACGGTAAGTCTATTAATACTCTGAGATCTAATGGTAAGGACGGATACACTGTATTCTTCCTTGGAGAAATGGGCATAATGTTAAGGGATCCTAGAGCTTGTGGAGAATTAATATGTGACGCAGATTAATTCAAAAAAGTTAAACTAATTTGGGAACCTTATTAAGCTACTCCCGTTATTAACATATCTAACACATTAAGGATATGAAAAGTAACGAAGTATATAAAATAACAAATAAGTTAACTAATAAGGTTTATATTGGAATAACAAATCAAGGTTCTGGTGCGAGATATCGCCATCATTGGTATGAATCTCGCATCGGCGAACCTTCTCCGATTCATCGTTCTATGGCGAAATATGGCGAAGAAAGTTTTACATTAGAAATAATTGATTTTGCTGATACCTACGATGAGTTAAAAGAAAAAGAGAAATACTGGATTAAATGGTATAATTCTACAGATAGGAGTATAGGGTATAACTTAACTGAAGGCGGAGACGGAACTTTTGGTAGAATGCATTCTGAAGAGACCAAAGAAAAAATCAGACAAAAAGCCTTAGGTCGTAAAGCGTCAGAAGATACTAAAAAGAAGATGTCTGAATCTAGAAAAGGTAAATGTTCTGATAAACAAAAGGAACACTTATCTAAATTGCAAGAGCAATGTAAAACTAAAGTTTATCAGTACTCTAAAACTGGAGAGTTTATAGCAGAGTATGATTCTATTATAGAGGCTTGCAAAGCTAATGGTTTAAGCCGTAATACCATCCGCATCCAATTAAAGAATCCTCCAAGAAATCCAAATGATCACAGAATAAAATTTCTCTGGAAAACTGTTAAAACAGAAAGATACTAACTGAACAATCTAATTAATAATTATGGAAGTAATCGTTAGAATAATTAAAACTAATCCCTGGACTGGGATTACTAAATGGCCTACATGTTTTGACTATGTAAGCTCTTACTGGACCAGATCTGGTAATTTATATACTGGTTTATCTGTAGAAGATGCAGCTAGATTAGAAAAAGAAATTGGTTATCCTGAGGGATAGTTATCTCCCAATAGTGCGTTCTGGGATACTTTTGCTATTAAGATAGGAAGAAAAGATGTAGTACTTGATACTAATAGACCTGAGGATGAATTAAAGTATCTATTCCTTAAGAATCATAAAAGAGTAGCAAATGGTTTAAATAATATCAAACCCGGTACTGATTATGTTATGATTAATAAGGATAGTGAAGCAGAAGAACAGAATAAGTTCAATAAAGTTAAGCGTGAAGCATACAGAGAGATGGATAAGATGTCTACTGAAGAAATGCGTAAGTGTTTACGTCTCTACGGTATGAAATCAGACTCTATGTCTAATGAAGTTGCTGAAGCTAAATTGTCAGAATTTATTGAAGCTGATCCTTCTAAGTTCTTGATGAAATGGGTAAATAACCCTAATAAAGAAATTAACTTCGTAATTGAAGAAGCTATTGCTAAAAACATTATTAGAAAGAATCGTGCTCAATATTACTTTGGTACTGATTTAATTGGTAATGGTCTTGAAGATGTAATTGCTTATCTTAAGGATAAGAAGAATCAAGATATTAAATTAGCAATACTTAATGAAATTAAATCTAAGTAATGACTAATAAAGATTCTCATATAATTTTCAAGGTAGTTCTGGATAAGAATGCAGAAGGTATTGCTTATGGTGGATGCCCAGCATTCTTAGATGAAGAAGTAGACTTATTTCTTAATCAAGCATAGTTAGAAATCTTAAGTAATAAGATTACTGGTAACAATGCATTAAGAGTAGGTTTGGAAGGTTCTGTATCTAACTTATCTGAAATAGAGAAGTTAATAGCTACAGATGTTAACCTTCATGCTGTACATACAGACTATAATGAGTATGCATTAGAAGATGTTCATGATGAAGATAATAGAATGACTATACTTAGTGTATTACTTAAGTATGGACAATTCTAGACTAACTGTGTACTTACTAGCCATGAGTTAGTAAAGCCTTTTAAGCAGACTTATAATAACATACCTTGGGTAGAGAATCCAGTAGCTACTTTAGAAAATAATAAACTCTTAGTATACGTAGATCCTGTTTTAATGCAGGATCCTATGTATGCTCCAAGAGTAGAAGATAATACAGAGTTCTATAGAGTAGATCTAACTTATGTTAAGAAACCAACTAAGTTTGACTACACTAAACCTGAACAAGAATTAGATTTTCCTGAGGATGTCATGTATGAGATTATTAATAGAGCTGTAGTAATTGCTTTAGAGAATATAGAATCTCAAAGACAATCTTCTAAGTTTTAGTTAAACCAAGTATCTGAATAATTATGACAGAGAGGAGTTTTTAGATTAATGTAGAGAGGCAGCTAAATAATATCATACCTAGTTATAATGAAGCTATTAAGTTTCCTTCAGATACTTTGTTTCATTTTATAAATAGAGCTAAAGACGAATATGTTAAATAGAATTTTAGAGTATTCTAGAGGAATCAAGAGATTACTGATAACATACGTACTTTAGTAAATACTAAAGATTATACTACTTATAATTTTAGTAAGTTAGGTAACAAATGGGAAGCCAATTATCCTGAAGATTATATGTTTGCACTTGGTGAAAATGTATACATAAGTATAAAGGATAATAAATGTAATAACTTAATTACTCATGAGTCTGATGTAATAGAGGCTACAATAGAGACAGTAAGCTCTAGACTAAGTAATAGTCTATCAGATCATAAATTGCGTTATAATCAAGCAAAACCTATTAGAGTATATACTGACAATAAAATTGTATTATATACTGATGGTAATTATGATATAAGTTCATATTAGCTTACTTATTTAAGAAAAGCAAAAGATCTGGGTAATGTAAGTGATCTTACTGAAGAATATACAGATCTTCCAGAAAACACTCATTAGGATATAGTAGATCTAGCAGTTCAAATGATAGTGCAAACTATACCTAATACTAGTTCTAAGAAATCTTAGGACGAATAATTAAGGCGCTTACCAACGTGGAAATCTGAAATAATGAAAGTAGAAAGTAAGCGAATAGACTAAGCGCTAATGTCTAATTTAAAAACAAACATTTAATATGATAACTTCAGTACACTCAGTTCTGATTGGAAAACAAGCTCCAGCTTCTTACACTACAGTAGATGCTTTGGCTGTTGGTGATGTTGCTTTGTTCGATGAGAATAAGGCTCTTATTAAAACTGCTGATGCTGCAGTAAATGCTAACTCTCTGTATGTAGGTGTAGCAGGTGAAAAGATGAATGTTACTATGCCTGATGGTACAGTAGCACAGAAAGCTAATATTGATTTCTCTACTGAAATCCAGAAAGCTTCTAAACCGTCTGCAGTAATTGGAGAATATGTAGCTCCTGTTGAAGAAAAGATTGTAATCACTTTAACTAACGCTACTATTATTGCTGGTAATCGTTACGTTTTGCGTATCGTTTATAAGGATATGTATGAAGCTGCTTGGCAGTTTACTCATACTTATGAAGTATATGCTGAAACTACTGCAGCTAAAGATTTAGTAGACGCTTTCTTGAAGAAGATTAACGCTCACAAGAATCGTAGAGTACAGGCTACTGCTTCTGCTGCAGTTCTGACTTTGACTGCTATGCCGAAGGATGATAATGAAGGTGTTTACTCTTTGAGTGAATACAGCGTTGTATCTATGGAAGCATCTCTGTATGAGACTATTCCTGGTGCATTGCTTGCTAATCAGCCTAAGGCAGTTGTAGGTGCTACGATTGTTAAGACTGCTGGTAATCCTGGTAAGGGTTATTGGAAGCAAGTACGTGATGCAGAAGTACGTAACATGGGTTATAAGGGTCACGTATTTACTGGTGCATATCCTATTGTTGAACAAGTCCGTAAAGTAGTAGAAGATGCAGAATATGACTATGCTATCATCGAAAACGATAACCTGTACTTGAGCAATGATAATCAGTACATCAAGACTACTCCGTTGACTACGGAAGTTTATTGTCCTAGTTTAGTTGATTCTATTGTAGATAAAGGTATTCAGTCATTTATTGCTGGTAAGACAATTGCCTAATCCACGTTAGAGAGATTGAATTTGGGATAAGATTCCTTTTACAAACTACAGAAGTGGAGTTGTGGAATATTCCACTCTCCACTTTTTTTATTGTTGATATATGGACAAATTAACAAATATACAAATAGATGGTGATAAACTGACTTTTAAAGTAGGATCTGATATTGATATCAGTAACTATAGTAAGGAAGTTTATATAGATGAAGTATGGAATTTAAAGAACATACTTGAAGACAGTCCTATACATAACATTGGCTTTTCTGAGAATATTACAATTGATTCCGATAATAATGTAACTGTAACTAATGATGATATTCTAAAGTTAGATTGGAATATGAAGTATGTTACATTAAGATGTTTTACGGATCAGGAAGAAATACATTTTCATGGCATATACTATAATCCTTCAATTGTGTATATGGCAGAAATTAGGAAATTACATACTCACTGTTCAACTTGTTTAGATGATTAGACTATGCAGAATATAATGTTAGTAGTCTTTAAGAGATAGTTGCTTGAGTATGCTTTGGCATCCGATTATTATCGTGATGCTTTACAATTATATGTAGACATCTGTAGATTACTTGAGATATCTATTAGACCCAAATGTGCAGCTAGTACTTGCTGTAATAATGCTATTCTTACTCAGAAAGGTGATTGTTTTAATACAGAAAACGATAAATGTCTTCACTTAGAGAAAGAGCGTAACTCTGCTACTTTATTTAGTGGTATTTGTTACTCTTGTTCTAATAATACTTGCAGTACAGGAAATTGCAGTAATGGTTATTGTAAATTATAAAATAGATAGATATGTTACAAAAGTGTGATGGTGTAAAGATATTAGACTTAGAAGAGAAGCTTGAAGCTACAGGTGGTGAATACATTGTTACTGCAGAGAAAGACAATAACTATAAATTACCACTTGAATCAGTAGCTGATATAGTTATAGGTAATTCTAAGTTTAAGGCTGCAATTAAGGATGTATACGAATCAAGTACTCCTACAGCATCTGTATCTTTAGATAAAGATAAGTTCTTATTCTCATTTGGTATACCAGCAGGTAGAACAGGAGATGCAGGTAAGGACGGTAAAGATGGTAAAGACGGTAAGGACGGTAAGGATGGTATTGATGGTGTACCAGGTATAGACGGAGATACTACTAGAGTAGTAATAGCATACAAATCTACTAAAACCATACAAAGACCCGATACTCCTGTAGGAGGTAGCTGGGATTACGATACTAATACTATTACATATCCTGAAGGATGGTCTGGTAGTGATAGTAATCCTAATGGTTATGTGTGGATGTCTACTGCTACGTTCTCTAGTAAAGGTACAATAGTAGTGCCTTGGAGTACTCCTGTAAGACTTACAGGTGCAGATGGTCATGATGGTGCAGATGGTAGTAATATTGAATTTGTATATAAACTCACTATAACTAGTCTTGTTACTCCTACTAAACCTACAGGTAATAGTCAGACTGAAGCTATTAGACAAGGTTGGACTGATCATCCTACAGGCATCAGTGAATAGCATCAATGCGAATGGGTTTGTTCACATAACTTACAAACTGATGGTAGCTGGAGTGAGTGGAGTGATCCTACTATTTGGTCTAAATGGGGAGTGAATGGTAAAGATGGTGATGGAGTAGAATATATTTATCAACGTACTAAATTACCCGCTTCTCCTAAAGAGATTACAGACAATAATCCAGATCAAGATGAGTACATACCTCAATCAGCTCCTGGTGAACAACCTTGGACAGATGATCCTAAGGGAGTAAGTGAAGAGTTTAAATATGAATGGGTTAGTAAAAGAAAGTATAAAGGTGATACTCACAAATGGGGTAACTTTAGTTCTCCGTCATTATGGGCTAAATGGGGAGATGATGGTCAAGATGGTCAACACCTTAGAGTAATGTATACTAAGACATCTGGTAGTGATGTTAAGCCTAGAGACCCAGATAGATTAAATATTAACCCTGGTAGTATTTGGGGGGTAGGTATGCCCTCTGTGACTGGTAAAGAAGCCATATGGGGTATTCAAGCTTTAGTTACTTTTGATAATAAGTTAGTAATTGATGAGTCCTTACCTGAAGATGAAAGAGGTTGGCAAGGACCTTATTTAATTACAGGTGTACCTGGTCTTGATGGTAATAACTTTAATTATCAAGTAGAAGCATTTAAGTAGAGTTCTACTCAACCTGAAAAGCCTACTAGCAATGACCCATATAATCCAGGTGATGGTTGGGTACTTACGCCTGATATGTCTACTGGTATATGGTGGAAATGTATAGCGTTAGTTCAAGGTGAAACAGGTACAGTAATAGAATGGGGTGCTGTAGTAAAAATAACAGGTCAAGGAGTTGTTATTAAAGGTACTCTAGATTCTACAGACGATCTTCCAACGGAAGATAACTAGATAGGAGATGGATGGGTTATTGATGGTTTCTTGTGGGTATGGAATGGTAGTGACTGGGTAAATGTAGGTAAGGTTCAAGGCATGGATGGTAACTACTATGAATACAGATTTGCTAGAAATAATAGTTGGGAAATAGCTCCTTAGTTAAATGCAGCTGAACGTTATCCGGCAGGATGGAGTTCTACTGCTCCAGCGTTAAGTAGTGGCAAAGTATTATGGGCTACATTTGCTCTTATTAATGGTGGAGATAACACATTAATGGAACAATGGTGTGATCCATACTATATGACTGGTATGACTGGTGATAATGGTGGTTCTGGTGTTCCTGGAGTAGGTTACGAAGTTAGATACTGTAAAGGTACTGAAACTACTTATACCGGTGAGACTTGGAATGACACTATGAAGTGGAAGAGAGAACCTACAGGTTGGTCTACGGATGTTCCTGAACTTACTAGTGGAGATGAGTATAATTACATATGGTTTATTCAATGTAGAGTTATTGATGATGAGATGGAAACTGCATGGTCTAAACCTAATCCTATGGGCGGTATAATTACTCCAGATCCGGTAGGTTCGCAACCTATAGCATATCCAGCTGGTATATATAGTACTAGTACTCCGTACATTAATGATGGAGAGAAAGCTCCTTACGTATATGATACTAGTGATGGTAACTATTACTTCTTGAAATCAGTAATGACGTGGATTGGCACTCAGTAGAATAATGAATCTCCAGCTACAGATACGTTTGGTGCATGGACTGTATTAGAGAATTATGAAGCCATCTATACTGACTTACTTATTGCACCTAACTCATTAGTAGGAGGAGCTGTATTCAATAACAACTTAATGTTCTCACAAAGAGGTAAGAACGCCAGTGGTGGTGATAGTTCTGAATATCATTTGATTAATACTTCAGATCCTATGAACACTTCTAACTCATTTAGACCTAATTTCTTGTTAGACTTTGAGAATGGTGAAGCTTATTTTGGAGCTGGAGGCATACACTTAGCTGCTGATTCTGAGAATAGTTAGTTGTAGTTAACTACAACTGATACTAAGCTTACGCTAGATGGTAGCGGGTTGAGTATGATTAATAATTCAAGCAGTGGTGCATTATCTACTTCTGGTACTTATATAAAGAAAAATAATATATCATAGCTTACAAGTGATTATTCGTTTAAACTAGATTCAACTGGTATGCGTATGGGTTAGGCTCAGTCTCCATTTACTGAGTGGTTTGGTTTAAATTCTGATGGTAGTGGATAGTTAGCAAAAGGCAATATCACTTGGAATTCTTCTGGAGAAATTAATGAACTTAATGTAGGAGATAGTACTAACGGTAAAGTAATATTAGCAGGCGATAGTTTTAGTGGACTGAGAGTGCCTCAAACTACAGATACAGATTTCTATCTAATAGATATATACGGATCTTAGAATACAACTCCCAAATCAGGAACAATATACGTTAGAAGTAGTAATGGTTCATAGATATATATATCTGGAGATGGTAGCATATATGTACAAAAAGTATCAGGAGGTAACACCTATTCCGCTAGTTTAGACCCAACAGTAGGTTTGGTATTCAAAAAAAATAGTGCTACTACTAAAACATACGCAAACGCATAATTACTATGGATAAAGCAAAAGAATATATAAATAGTAAAACAAACTCTATACTTAAAACTAATATACTTAGGAACAATAGAGATGTTGTAGCAACCATAGTATACAATGAATTGACAGATTTATTGGAGTTTAGTAACACATCTAGTGTTACTACTCCTATAGATTCTGAAATACTAAAGAGATACTTACATTAGGTTAAACCACAATTATATAGTGGTATACCTATGAAACTCAAACCATATTGTATTAAGTGTGGTTGTGGTAATGGATACTTTAGAGGATTATACGATCCTTATGTATTAGCATTGTTGACAGAGGATGCAGATCCTTGGTTATGGGAAGATAACAGTGTAGTACTGTTAGAATAGTAGAAAGAAAATAATTTGATTGACAATGATAGCAAGAATTAAAGGTTTAAAGATTAGTCAAGCTTCAGAACGTACTGCTGTCACAGGATAGGAAATGATTCCATTCCAAGATGGTGAAAGAAATGGTAAGATCCGAATGATAGAGTTTAAAGATATGACTATGTATATCTTTGATCCTACTATCGTTGATGGTAAAGTAAGTCAAGAAGATTATGACGCATTAAAGCAGGCTATAGAAGAAAGCAAGCTTATCTATACCATTAACTCTAATAGAAATGGATTAGACTTAGCAACTGAAGTAGCTATAGTTGGTGGTACTATATATATTGAATCTCCCGATTTTATTAAAGAAGAAGATACAGATAATATATCTCAAGTAGTATTTGATACTATTGCTGTAGATGGTTCATTAAACTATAGTAAAGAACAATATACTACTACAGTTATTAAGACTACTGGAGATGGTACTAAGGTACTCACAGATAATGGTCAGTATGTATATATAGGTAATTTAGCATTAACTAATATTAAGTTTAAAGATGGTACTAATACATCTACTTATGACTTAGTAACTAATGGCATCACTTTCAGATAGAATGCTACTCCTTGTGTATCTTGGAATACTATTAAGAGTGGTAACAATATCTATATGGATATACGTATAGCTAATGCTACTGCATCTATGGATGGTCTAATGAGTAAGGAAGACTATGTAGAACTTAATACTACTATTCCTGGATAGATTGAAGATCTAAAGGAAGCTGACTCTAATCTAAGTAATAGAATAGATAATCTTGATGATAAGATCGATAAAGAGATTGCAGATAGAGAAGCAGAGATAGACCGTATAGAGAATAAGTTTGATGGGGTTACTGATAAGCTAGAGGATGCTTTACAGAAAGAAATTGAAGATAGGAAAGCAGGTGATACTACTATTACTAACAGTTTAAATGCTTTTATTAGCACTAAAGGTCAACCAGGCGGTTTAGCTGAATTAGACTCAACTGGTAAAGTTCCAGCAGCTCAATTACCATCTTATGTAGATGATGTATTAGAATACTCTACTAAAGCTCAATTCCCTTAGACTGGTGAAACTGGTAAGATATATGTAGCTAAAGATACTAACTTAACATATAGATGGACTGGTACTCAATACTTAGAGATTAGTTAGAGTTTGGCATTAGGTGAAACTCCTAGTACAGCGTATCCTGGAGATAAAGGTAAAGCTAATAGAGATGCTTTAAACAGTATGCCTACTAAGCTTACTTCATATCTTACTCCTACTACTAGTACTGGTGAGTTAGTTAAGATTAACTATAAGTATGCAGCTAAAGATGGTTTGAATTATGGTCCATTACAGGATGATAATATAGATATACCATCAGCTACAACTACTAATGCAGGTGCTATGTCTGCAATAGATAAAGGTAGATTAGATGATTTATATGATGAATTTGGTAGTATAGAGAATCCAGGTGATAAGCTTGATTCACTACCTAATAACCTAGTTACTGGTGTAGATGCAACGTCTAGAAATGCAACTAGTGTAACTATTAACTATAAGCAATCTGATTTATCTGCAGCTAGTAATTCATATGCGAATCCTATTACTAAGTCATAGACTATACCTGCTGCTACACAATCTGCAGCCGGTGTAATGACTGCTACTGATAAATAGAACTTAGACGTCAATATACCTAATAGAATTACTAATCTAGATAATAGAGTAACTACTGAAGTAGATAGATTAGAAGAGCTTATCGAGAGCAGTTCATCCGAGATTACTAACGATTTGAATGTAGAGATTCAAGCTAGAAAGGATGGCGATAATTAGTTACAGACTAACATCGATAATCTGTAGTCTACTATGAATACAGAATTAGCTAAGAAGGTTGGTAAAGTAACTGTAGCTGGTTCTGGTAATGCTGTTACTACTGCATCTATTAGTGGTGATACTCTTACTCTAACTAAAGGAGCTACATATAATAACTATGTACATCCTGCTGGTTCTGCACCTAGTAAAGCATCTGGATTCTATAAATTCTCTACTGACTCTACTAGTCATGTAGCTAGTGTTACTGCTGTAACTAAAGCTGATATAACCGCATTAGGTATACCTTCGTAGAATACTAATACTACTTATACATTTGCTAATGGTTCTGCTGGTAATTTCACAGTAACTCCATCTGGAGGCACAGCATAGACTGTAAGCGTTGGCAAACCAGCTAATGCTGGTAATGCTGACACAGTTGGTGGTATTAGTCCATCTGCTTTTGTAAAAAAAGCTGGTGATACTATGACTGGAACGTTAACAATAAATCAAACTTCATCAGTAACTCCTTTAACTTTACATGGAACTGATGTTTCTAGTTATGTTTAGTTTATTAATAGCGGAGCGCAAACTGCAGAAGTAGGATATACTAACTTATTAGGTGCATATCTGTATAATGATAAACTGGCAACTCATCCGTGTATATCATTAGGTAGAGTAGATAGTTTAGATGAAGGAGCAACTTTCTATTATGGAGGTACTCATTATAAATTACTCCATAAGGGTAATTATGCTAATGAGTTAGATTAGCGTTATTTACCAAAAACAGTATATAATTACGGTAATGGTTGCTTAGTAAGATTAAGAAATTCGGCTAGTGATAGCACTATGCTTACAGTAAGAATTTTTGGTAATTCTTACTATGGCACTAGCACTCCATTTGACACAGTAATATAGTTCTATAACTATCCGCCTGAAAATAAAATATTATAGGCTACTGGCGTTAATAATGGGTATAGCTTTGGGGATATAAAAGTATTTAATTACGATAATCGTATTTATTTGTGGTTTAAATAGCCACAATAGTATGAAACTTTTATAGTTCACGCATATCATAATGGCGATCTTCGTAATATGGTTGAATCCATAACCAATGCTGCTATGCCCACTTCTGGAGTAACTAGAACAGTAACTATAACTCCTAAATAGGCTATATATGCTTATGATAATATATCAGTAGGTAATGTTACATCTTCGGCGACTGTCAAAGCTAAAGCAATATCTGGTACTAGTCTTAGAATCGAATGTAACGATGATGGAGTTGCAGGTGGTAGAAATAATGAAATTAATGCCTACAACGGTCCTATATATTTACAATACGATTGTGATAAGAATTTAGTATGCTGTAAAGGTGGAGGTAACGTTTCGATAGGAACAAACACAGGTCCTACAGAAAAACTCGAAGTTTAGGGTAACATCAGAGCAACTGGTAAAGTATATGCAGCAGGTGGTTTCTTCAAAGAATCCGATGCTAGATTAAAATCAGATATTAAACCTTTAGATTATACTTTAGAACAGATATGCTCTATACCTACTGTATCATTTATAATGAATGATTAGAAGCAAATAGGTACTATAGCATAGAACTTAGAGGAATTAGGTTTTGAAGATATAGTAACTGAAAGTGATACTCTTAAGTCTGAAGTAAAGAACCCTGAACATTTTGAATCATTCACTAAAGATGGTGAAGAGTATGTTAAGGTTAAGAAGGTAGAGTATGAAATGTTAGGTGTATTAGCTATTGAAGGAGTTAAGATGCTTAAGGATGAGATTGAAAAGCTTAAAGCTGAAATAGAAACTTTAAAGAATAAGCAGCATGAGTAATGAAATAGCAACATATTCTATGATATTAAGTAAGCTTAGTCTAGGTAAGAGTGGGACAGAATGTCCTACTAAGACCTAGATTTTAGCTATTAATTCATTAATCGTTATTGATAATGCTTCTACTTATGGAGCTAACGAATGTGTAAAGATAGATGATATACGTAAGAAAGCAGAGACTTGGAATTACTACTTAACAGTATCACCTACTAGTATGTCATTTGGAGCTGGTGGTGGTAGTAAGACTTTTACTGTTAGTTCTTATAAGAGAAAAGTATTAGATGGAGTAGAATAGAGCGGTAATACTAACGTATCTCTAAAGTCTACTACTATATCTGGTAGTGGGTTCTCTTTAAGTGGAACTACAGTAAGTGCTTCTGCTAATGAAATCACTTCAAATAGAACAGGTACAGTTACTATAACTTAGAATGAGTCTAATAAGACAGCTACTATTAGTCTGTCACAAAGTGGTGATACTGCTAGCTCATATGGAGAATGGATTATAACTGTATCAGCTAATCCTACTAGTGTATCTAGTAGTGGAGGTACTTCTACTATTACAGCTAGTGCTAAGAGAACTATATATTGGGAGAGTGGTGATGTTACTGAAGAAACAGGCAATCCTACATTGTCTACTAACTTAGGTAGTCTTAGTAGTAGCTCTTCACCTAGTACTTTAACATTAGGAGAGAATACATCTACATCTAGTAGAACCGCTACTATTAAAGCAACTCATGGTGGTAAGTCAGCTACTTGTACAGTTACTCAAGCAGGTGCTGAACCTACTATTGAGTATGTATTTACAATTAGTCCATGGCAAGTTAATGTTGGAGCTAGTGGTGGTACAGGAGATATAGGCTTTACTTCATATAAGTTGGTAAATGGTAATCAGATCAGTTTAGGATATAGTATAGATAGTAGTACATTACCTTCATGGGCTACATATAGTAATGGTAGATTTACTATAAGTTCTAATTCATCTACATCTTCTAGATCTGCAAATGTATACTTTACATAGGAAGAATCTGGTAAGAGAGATTATGCCACAATATCACAAAGTGGTTACGTACCACCTGCTGATAATTATGTATTCACTTGGGATGACGGCAGTACTTCAGATGTTAGTGCAAACTTCCCGTGGGATTTCTCTGCTAATGGAACTGCTACCAATATACCAGTAGTATCTACTAAGAATGGTAGTAGTCAATCTTGGAGTGTGTCTAGTAAGCCTAGTTGGATAACTACTTCTACTACTAGTAGTAAAGTTACTATCAGTGCATCCGATAATAGTGGATCTGCAAGAAGTGGAAAAGTAGTATTAACTCAGAGTGGTTCTGGTAATACATTAACTGTTAATGTTAGTCAAGATGCTAAGCCTGCTGAAAATGTATATGTATTTACAATAACACCAAATACATATGATGCTTCATATAGTAGTGCCTCTTTCATACCAAGAACAGTATCTACTAAGAATGGTAGTAATATAGGCTATAGTTTAACTTCTGGTGGTACTGATTGGGTAGTTGTATCTACAACTGGAAAAATAACTGTAGAGATATTGAAAAACACTACTTCTAATACTAGAAGTACTACTCTAGTATTTACATAGAATGAATCTGGTAAGACTCAATCTATAAAGATAACTCAAAGCGGTCATACTCCTACATATACGTTTAACGTAACTCCGACGAATTTAAGCGTAACTGCAGCAGAAACGAACGAGACGCTTACAGTGAATTCTTATAAGACTGTACTTAAAAGCGACGGTAGTGAAACTACAGAATCTCTAAACTACGAATTCTCGTCAAACGCAAGTTGGGTTAATGCTGCAAGAACTACAACCAACACTACATATATAACTGTAGCATAGAACTTAACAACTAACTAGAGAAGTGCTAAGATTACTTTAACTCAAGCAGAGAGTGGTGCTCAAGTATTTACAAATGTTATCCAAGCAGGGCAACAAGTAGTTGACAATAAGCTTACTTTAACTAGTATTACTTATAGTACTGCTTACTTATTCCCTTCTGGTTAGACGCCAGTAGAAGATGAACATGCATATTTAGGTTTTCTGGTACCTAATACATTCACATGGAAAACTTCTAATGGTTTAACTATTAATAGAGGAACTATTTATGCTGGGAATATAGGGAACATATATGTACGTGAGAATGGTAGGTATAAGTTAGTTAAATCGTTCTAGTTACAAACAGGAGATCAAACTATTAGTTTCTAATGAATCCGTACTTAGCACATATGACAGATAGAGAATTGTTGGAGCAGATATATCTTCTGCTCCTTCAAATCAACGTGAAGGTAAGTGAGATAGATAATGATACTAAACAATTTGGTATGAACGTAGCAGCCAATCTAGTTGGTGATGCTCTAATGATGAATAACAATAATGCCGAGAGAAGAAATAATTAAACAGCTTAAACCTTACTTTAATGTAAAAGAATTAGTATGTAACCACATATATAGTAGGTTTGGAGAACAATCGTGGATGTTCTTAAGTACATAGTTACTACACGTATTACTGTGTCTACGTACTGATATTTTACGAATGCCAATGCATATCAATATTGGTAATATGCATCAAAGAGGTATGCGTTGTAATATGTGTCCTTTAGTAAAAGGTAAGAAGAGTGTATATGTATCTGCACATGTAACCGGTAATGCCATTGACTTTACTTGTGATGATAAGACTGCAGAAGAAATAAGAGAGATAATAAAGGCTAAACCTTTGTTATTACCATGTAAAGTACGTTTAGAGGAAGATGTTACCTGGGTTCATATTGATGTATATGATGATGGAACAGAAGACAAAATAACAACATTTAAAGCATAATATATGTTACAGAGAGAGATAGTTAGATTTAGAGCATCAGATACGTAGCCTAATCCTCTAGAAGTAGATTATTGGATTGACGTTACCTCTAATTACTATGGTGGTTGTATTAGATACTATCGTAATGATACTAATACATGGGAGATGCTAGATCTGAATGATAAGCAAGTAGATGCTATCATTGATTATATTAATAGAGCTCTTGATTAGATAGAACAGTTTATTAATGAAGCTATAACTGAAATCAGAAATGAATTAGCTGAGTTTAAAGATGAACTGAAAGAAGAAGTTAATAGACTGTGGTAGTATATTAATTAGAAAGTAGAAGAGTTAACTACTCAGATTAATGATATTAGAAATGAAATTAATGGTATCAAGTAGGATATTACAAATATCAATAATAACATTGATGATATAAACCAAGATATTACTAATATCAATTCTAATATTGAAGACATTCGTCAAGATATAACTAATATAGTAGGTAGTGATTTAAGTTCTATTCAACAGAAGATTACTGAATTAACTCAGAATATTCAAGAGTTAGATAGTAAGATTGATCAATAGATTAGTGATTTAAGAAGCTATGTAAATAGCGAGATTACTAAAGCTAAGAATGAACTTAAGACTTACGTAGATGGTAAAGTTACTGATCTTACTGAGTTAATTAACCAAGAGATTACTAATAGAACTAATGCAGATAATAATTTGCAATCTCAGATTAATGAGCTTAAGCAATTGATTACTAATGCATAGAATGCTATTGATACTCATGCTGCTAGAAGAGATAATCCTCACGTAGTTACTAGAGCTCAATTGTCATTAGCTACTACTGATAATGTTGTATTTAATAAAGTAAGTGCTCCTAGTGGGTTCTTTAAAGAGTAATAGTTATGAATAAATGTGAAGGCATAAAGATATTGGAGCTGGATCCTAAGCGTATACTAGAAGGAAACGAATACATGGTAATAGCAGAGAAGGATTAGAACTTTAAAGCTCCTATTAACTAGATTGTTGATTTAGTAGTTAGTGATGATAGACTTAAGGATTACATAGATACTACTATAGAATCTTCAATAGGTGATTTCAAAAATGAAGTTAATCAAAGTATATCTGAACTTACTAGTAAAATAAATAATCTAGATAGTAAGATAACTAATGTTAATAATAGAATTACTAATCTAGAATCTAGTATAGATGATATTGAACAGAGTATAACTAGTATCAATAATAAGATTACTAATATTGAGAATAATCTTGGTAATGTTGGTGAATTACTTGATGAAGAGTATATCACTTAGCTAATAAATAAACTTATTAGTGAGAATAAGATATCTGTATTAGATCCAGTACAACAGGCAATGAACAAAGGTACTGGCGTTGTTTTAGCATTACCTAGTGCTAATAATGGTAAGATATCATTACCCATATGGACTGGTACTGAAGCTGAATATAATTAGCTTACTAAAGTAGCAGGTATGACTTATAATATTATTGATGAGGAGAGTGAATAATGTTAGAGTTAGGTATAGCAGGGGGACGAGCAGTTCCCCTACAAAAGAGAACTGTAGGCAATACTAATATATCTGATGTATTTGATGGAGTAAATCATATATGGCCTACTAGGGATGATGTAGCTTACTTCTATGATTTCAATAGTATATAGTTGAGATTCATATGGACTGATTCTAACGGTAGAGATTTTGATACCGGTACTAACATCACTAACGCTCCTAGTATCCCTAGTGAAATAGTAGGATGGAGTTGGGGTTCGTCTGAAAATAGAACTCAACCGTTTTTATACTGGGGAGGCGATAACACTCAATCTGGAGCAGAGTGTGTAATGGTAGACATTAAATCCATACAAGATGTATATACTAATGATCCTAGTTTAACTATGCCGGAATAGTTAATTGTATAGCTTAGAGGAAACTGGTTTGGAAATAAAAATGACGGTATTGTGACTGTTGAATGTACTGCTTATAAAGGAGGAGTTATAGTAAAAGCATATCAAATGAAGGGTAGTGATATGGGAGTAACAGGTCAATCATTTGTATTCGCTGATAAAGATGGTTGGGTGTCTGAAGAAGGTATGCCTAATAAAATATGGGTTGGAGAAGCTGTTAAATACGTTGATAGATGGTATAAAATTAATCCTGTAGATGATAGCGTAGAAGGTATGCCCAATTTAATGATATAGAGAGACTTTACACATAAAGGTACTTTAAGTACTTCCGTTAATGGTTATGTTACATTTAATGGTAAATAGTATAAGACATGGAATGATTAGACTAATGTAGACGGAGATATAATAATAGGATCTGTTAGATGTCTGAATACTGATACTATGACTGAGGAAGGATAGATTAAAGTAATCGCTATGAATGAGAATGGCACTATATACAACGATAATATAAGTACTGCATTCAGATATGGATATGTAGCGGGTAATAGTGAAAAGAGAGGTCAGCAGTTTATTAGGAGTTATGTAAGCAGTAGAGACGGTTAGGCAGCAGATGAGGAATTTGCTGTAGTTAATTACTTTGATAAGACTGAAGCTGGTCAAGTTGTAGCATTAAATCCAATAACATAATGAAAACAATATTGTATATTTCAATGATGAATATACGAGATAGAAAGAATACGATACTCCAGAACAGGAGATTATTTAATTATTAAATATTTGCAAATATGGTTAAACAAGAAAATCCTAATTTCATAGCATCTAAGTATGCTCCAAATCCTAAAGAGGTTTCTTACTGGATTGACTTAGCAACAGACAGTACTGGTAATGTTATTAAGTCATATAGTCCTGATCTTAAGAAATGGATACCACTGAATAGAGATGCTAATGTAGACCAATGGATTCACATTAAAGAGATCGTTCAATCTGTTGGTTTAAACTATGATAAGAATAGTGACATTATATCTTTACCTGATAATAGTAGCAATAACTACTTTAAAGGTACTAGTATAGTAGATGCTATTAATAAAGGTGATGCTGCTGTAAAAGCTCAAGTAGATAGGCTGGATACTAAGATTGATGATGTGAATGAAGACTTATAGGACTTCAAAGCATTAAAAGGTCAACCTAATGGTCTTGCTGAACTTGATGGTAATGGTAAAGTACCTGCTAGTCAATTGCCTTCGTATGTTGATGATGTAATGGATGCATATGCTACTTATACTGTATCTCCTACTGGAGTACTTTAGAATATACAGTTATATGCAGATGCTGAACATGAAACTCCTATAGTAGGTGAGAGAGATAAAATCTATGTTAATGTAACTCCTGGTGAAGTAAGCTATCAATTTAGATGGTCTGGTTCACAATGGGTACACATTGATTCTAATGCTATTATCATTGGCGATATTACTGGTACTGCTTATGATGGTGGTAAGGGTAAAGCTATGGAGAATGTAGTTAACTCTATGCCAGATAATTTATTAAGTACATTCCAGTTAAATCAGACAGATGTTAATAACATTACTATCAGTCTTACTGGAGTAGAAAAGAGCGGAGGTAAATATGTATAGTCTACTTTAGCTGATATTACTATTACTCCTGCTACTAATACTGTTGCTGGTTTAATGACTGGTGCTGAAAAGTTAGCCATTAATGAAACTCTTCCTGATGCAATTAATGATGAAAAGGTTGCAAGAGAGAATGCAGTGAAAGAACTCAAAGCTAAGGATACAGAACTTCAAGGCAATATTGACAGTTTAGAGACAGCTTTAAATCAAGATATTACAGAGCTTAGAAGTACTATACTTAAAGTAAATGACAAGGTAGGTTTAACTGAAGCTAATGAAATGCCTGACTTATCAAGTACTAATTACTTAGCAGATAGTCCTAGTGCTATAAGTGCAGCTGTTACTCTTGATGAAGAGATTGGTAAGCTTAGTAGAAATGAGAATGAACTGTGGTATGGTGTTAAGTTTGACTTAGCTAATAGTTCTAGTCCTGATGGTGTACGTACTGGTAATATGGAAATGCATAAAACACTTCCTATCCAGAGTAAGATGAGAGGTTGTACTATTAATAATGATGACAATACTAAGAGGTATTTAAAAGCAGACGATTGGAATAAATGGGAAGATGGTACTACTGTGACTGATGATAGTAATGGTAGAGCTCCTGAAATAATGGTAGAAATGCCAGAGCATTATAGATTATTAGTAGCTACTCCAGACAATACGGTTGAGATTCGTATGAGCGAATATAATCTCCCCGGTTATACCAAGGTAGAAAAGAAATACATTGGAGCGTATGAGGGTGTTATTAATACAGGTAGTGCGGATACACAGAATACGCTTAGGTCAATTGCTGTTTCAACACTTAAACTGAAACCTGTAGTAAATAAAACTAGAAACCAATTCCAAACCTTTGCTAGAGGGAATAATCGGACTAACAATTGGAATATCTATACCTACGGTGCGCATAGAGATCTTACTTGGTTATTCGTAGTAGAATATGCTACTCTGAATAGTCAGAAAGCATTTAATGCTAGTTTAACTGCAGAAGGTTATCATCAAGGTGGTTTAGGTGAAGGTATAACTACAGGAACTGTAACTGTAAATGGAGCTACTACATATTCTTTTGTACCTAGTGGTACTACTAAATCATTAGGTAATGGTACTGGTATAATCGAATATACACATACTAATACTAATGCAGAGGGTACATCTACTGGTACTAAGGTAGTTAATGTTCCTAGATACCGTGGTATTGAGAATCCATTTGGTCATGTATGGAAGAATGTAATTGATGTAGTAGTTGCTGGTACTGATAATAGTGTATACATCTGCAAAGACTATACTAAGTTTGGTACATTTGAAGGAGGAACTAATCCTACTGCAGAACAGTTAATTGCAGCAGGTTATGAGTTACAAGACTTTAAAGAAAGTACAACTACTAGTCAATATGTAAAAAAACTCGTTAATAATAATTAGGCGGATTTGTTCCCAGCTATAGTGGGTAATGGAGCAAGTGCTACAACTTATTATTGTGATTATCACTGGACTGGTGCTACAGCTACTCCTAGAACACTTCTCATCGGCGGTGGCTCGGACGCTGGGTCTCTTGCGGGTTTGTTCTATTTGAATTCTAGCGCTGGGTCGAACTATTCCTTTGCGTCTGTCGGGACTCGAATTACCTTCTATGGTGAGCCGGCATTACCAGATTCTCCAACTACATTAGAGTTAAATGATGAGGATTATGAACAATTGGATTCTGTGGAATCTGAAGAAAACTGGTTTTAATTAACCAACAAAAGGTTGCAGTCGTGAGTAAATCAGCAGTAACTCAGACAATGAGTCTGAAGATATTACGCTATAAAGAGCTATTAGTTTATGCAAGAAGATTTTCAAAACAGAAACCTTAAATAAACCTTATCGTTATATAATTATAATCTCAAACGGAATTTCGAGCCCTCTCAGATTTTACTCCCCTTTTAATCTGTCAGGGCTTATTTGATTTTTATTATCAGCTACTATCTATGAATTACCAACAATTAGGAGAACATACTATGTCAATATTTAAGAACATGTTCAGTAGTGCGGATAAATGCGTAGCTTCTGTTATAACTGGGCTACTTTCTATATTCGCACCTGTATGGGTTCCTATCACTGCTGTCGGTATATTGATACTACTTGATGCTATCTATGGTTATAAAGTCTCTAAAAAATATGGGCATCCTAAGATTGAATCACATAAAGCATGGAAAACTATATGGAAGACTAGAGATGCAGCAGTAACAATAACTAGTGCATCAATAATAGATTAGCTGGTAGTAACCTCTATTAACCTGCACGCTGTAGAAATAGTAGCAGGAATGATAGCCTTAGTTGAGTTTTGGTCGTTACTAGAATCATTTAGCGACTTATATCCTAAATGGAAAATATGGAAAATCCTCAAAAAGGTTATAAAAGCAAAAGGAGAGAAATATTTAGATATATCATTAGATAAAGAATTACCAGATGATTCCAATACTGAATTAGATAGTTAATTGGTTTACAAGGAATTTCAGAGCAGTCGCAGTAGGTTTAGTTAGTTTACTTATTGCGACTGTTTTTGTTTAGAACCATTAGCTACAGAAGAAGAATAAAGAGATTGACAGAATAACTAACAATGTCAGAGCTTACGAGCAATTAGCATCCTAGAAGGAATAGTTAAACAGAGTACTATAGCTTACTATAGAAGAACTAAATACTAGTAATGATAGTTTATTAAAAGAAGCTAAGGATGCTTAGAAAAAACTTAAAATCAAAGACAAGAACCTAACTGATGTAAATGTAATCAATACTGAGATTAAAGATTCAGTCAGAACTATTATAAAGCATAGACTAGTAGATTTTGATGAAGAACTTAAAATTAATCCATTAACAACTATCATAGTTAGTAGAAAGGACTCAATCCTTAAAGCCACATTGGATATTAAGAATCAATAGATTTTGTTTGTAGAAGAGAAAAAAGAATATAAAAACAAATATCGTAATGCTTTCGTTAGGTTCTTCCACTTTGATTGGAAGCGTATACGTACCAAAAAATATCAGATAGTTAACAGTAATCCAATAATCAAGGTAACCAATACTCGCATAATTGAGTTACCTAAGTAAAAATCAATATATTCAATAATATTAATCAATAATAATATGCATAGAATATTTCGTGTAAAGGCTTACGAAGCAGAACACGGTCCTCATTTCAACGAGGAACATGCCCGTAAAGCTGTAAGTAAAATGGAGAATGAGGATGGTACTCGTGGACCACATTGGTCTGTAGAGGAAACTACCGCATTAGCTAGTCAGTACGGAATAAATCTGGGTAGCAGATTTAACCGTTATGATTGGTTCGTAGCACTTAACATGGTTTATTCTGATTACTATAAAGTAATTATAAGTATGACTAATTCTAATAGCACTAAGCATTTTGTTGAATTGGCAAAGGCTTGGATCAATGATAAAGACATTGATGAAGGTAAGATGTGGTACTACTATATTTACGTTATGTGTGATAAGATCAGACAAGCTGAAATGGAATGCTATGAGGAAGAAGTTGAGAAACGTGATAAATACGAAGAAGATGATGATGACGAGTTTGAACGCATAGGCTTATTCCGTAGAGGTGGTAGAAGAGGTGGTATGATGCGTGGTGGTCGTAGAGTATATTCTACTAGCAGAGCTAGAGATTATGAAGATGACTATGAACGTATGCTCGAAAGAGAAAAAGAGTACGAACCTTATTCAGAATATGGACGTGGCAAAGCTGTTCGCTACGTTAGATATTAATAAAAATCAATTTTTTAAATTAAATCAATTATGTTAGAAGATAGAATTATTGTGCAGGATCGTGGTATTGATGCCGGTCTTGCTGCTTTAATGCAAAACGCTAATAAAGGTATGGATCCGGCTGCTTTGATGGCTATGATGAACAACGGTGGTTTCGGTGGAAACGGCGGTTGGTGGTGGATTTGGATTATTTTGATCTTCTTCTGCTGGGGTGGTTTTGGTGGTAACGGTTTCGGTCGTGGAGGTAATGACGCAAGTCGTTTAGCTTCTCAGCTGAATAATGACGCTAACACCAACCTGTTAATGCAAGCTATTAATGGCAATAAGGAAGCTATAAGCTCACTGTCTAATACTTTGAATTGTGATATTAATGCTGTTCAGACAGCTCTTAATACTATCAATTCTGGTGTAAGTCAGATTTCTTGTGATACTAAATTGTCTAGCTGTGAAGTAATCAATGCTATTACTTCAGGTAATGCATCTCTTGCTTCTGAGTTAGCTAATTGCTGTTGCACTACTCAGAGATCTATTGATGCTGTAAATAACAATATTACTAAGATGGGTTATGAAAACCAGTTGTCTGTATGTAATCAGACTAATAACTTAGTTAATACTATGAACAGTAATACTTTAGCTCTTCGTGATAGTGGTACAGCTAATACTCAATCTATAATTGCTAAGTTAGATGCTATGCAGAATCAGGCTTTGCTTGATAAGATTGATAGTTTACGTGAGAGAAACTCTACACTGCTTACTCAGTTAAGTCAGGAACACCAAACGGCTACTTTCGGTAATATGATTAGCTCTGCTACTGCTCCGATTGTAACTAAGTTGAATTCTTTACAATCAGATGTAGATGGTATTAAATGCAAATTACCTAATACAGTAAGCGTTCCTTATCCGCAATTGTCATGCTATAATCCTGAAATATTTAGAGCTGCTGCTATGGGAGCTTATGCTGGTGATGCAGCCTTTAATGGAGTAGGTTATAACAATGGTTGTGGTTGTGGTTGCTAATAAAGAAAGGAGGTAATTATGTATCCTTTCTATAATGTACAACCGTTATTCCCATTTTGGGGTCCATTTTTATTTGGAAGGCGTCGTAGAAGATTAAATACTATATCTGGAATTCCAGTACTTAAAACTACTGGGGTAGTAGCTACTTCTACTGAAGTAAGATATGACGTTAATTATCAAGAGTATAGAAGTTTACCAAACGAAGGATTGTTCTTTCTGGATGTAAGACAGTCTTCTGCTGAAGCTAGCGCTTCATTACCAGTAGGTTTATCAGATGGTAACAGTGAAAATAATAATCAATCTATGCTTCGCAACGCTCTACAAGAAGATGTACAAGCAGGTGACCTACAACTAAACTTTAGATATTTAATATATTATAATAAATGTAATAATGTCTATTAGTTAGTGAATGCTTATCCTGCAAATATAACCGCACCAGGTGCGTAATAATAAACAAAAGGGCTCTTAATTGAGCCCTTATAAAACTAACTTATTATGTTATTCAATCAATTAAATATAGGTGACAAGGTATATATAATAGAAGTAGTTGGTACATTCAAGAAAACTACTGAGTATAATGAGGGTTCTGTTACTCAAGTAAGTTCAATATATGATGAGCCACTACCACCAGGATAGTTCCCTATGCCTAATCAACCCAGAAAGAAAGTAGTAGATATAACTATATAGTGTAATGGAGAGACTAAGAAGTTTACTATACCTGAGAATAAATCAGTTATAACAGATAATTCTATAGGTCTTACTATATCTACTGATAAACAAGAAATTATAAATATAGTACGTAATCAATATGATACGTACAAATAGAGAAAAGAGGCAATAGCTAAATGTGATGAAGAAATGGCTAAGTGCCAAGTATTATTAGATAAGCTGGGAGTAGATAATGAACCAGCTAGAGAGAATGATAAAATATTAGAACTATAGAAAGAAGTTAGTGAGTTGAAGAATATAATAAGGAAAGCTAATTAGATGGTTCCACCACCTATGAAGGAAATGCTCCCTTAGGATATGAAGAATGCTATGGATAAGGTTGGTCAATAAGATCAACCTTTTTTATTTTAAGCCTTTTTAAGACCGCTATTACTTGAATTAAAGGATTGTATTACTAATAATAGAAAGTGCCTATAACAGCCTTAAAATGCGTTATATGGCTTATAACGTTATTAAAATAAATAGACATGTCATTAAAAGAAGAATGGAAAGATATTCCTGGTTACGAAGGTTTATATCAAGCTAGTACATTAGGAAGAATAAAAAGTCTTGGTAGAGTAACTTGGGAGGAGTGGTATGATGGGACTCATGGAAGATGGCACAGTTTTCCTGAGAAAATATTAATTCCTAAAGTAGATAGGAATGATTACTTATCTGTAGGTTTATACAATATTAACAAGAATAGAAAAAGATATCGAGTGCACAGATTAGTAGCAATTACTTTTTTAAGTAATGAAAATAATTTGCCACATATAAACCATAAAGACGAAAATCCACACAACAATAATGTAAACAATCTAGAATGGTGTGATGCAAAGTATAATTTGAACTATGGCACTCGAATGGAAAAATATAGAAAAAGTAGGGGAACCAAAGTACATAGGTTTGATTTGAGTGATAATTATATTGATACATGGGATTCTATGAGTTATGCTGCAAAGGTGGTATATGGCAATATTAATAGAGAAGTAGATATAAGAAAAAATTGTTTAGGGAAGATTAACAGAGTGTTAAATTATAAATGGAGATTTGATAATGACGCTTAATGAAATAATTGATAATATACTGCTCATAGCTCGTAATAACAACGTAGCTGAGTCTGAACATTTAAACAGAGCTCAAATAGAGAAATGGGTCATTGGATATAGATCTATGTTGATAAAATAGTAGATCGATAAAGGGCACGATGTAAGCGAAGCTTATCTTACTACTATAGAACCTATCCATTTAGACCGTGAAGAAACTGTACCAGGTTACTTTACTTATGTAGGAGATAAAGAACTCCCTAAGTTAATAGACTTTAACTATAGACCTGGAGTAATAAATGTACGTGATATGTTTGGTAATGTAATTTAGATAGGTAGTCGTACTAAAGCTAAATTATAGAAGTATAGAAAAGCTACATGTAAGGACTATATTGCATGGGTTAAGAATAATAGAATATATGTAGATGGTGATTCTAATCAGCTAGAGTATATCAGTGTAGATGTAATAGCTGAAGACCCTACAGAGCTTAATGCTTGCTTTGATCCAGACAACGAGTTTCCTATACCGTCTGCAATGATACCAACTATTACATAGATGATATTAGAGAGAGAATTACGTTTTATGATTACTATGCCTAGTGATGATACCAATGATGCGCATGATGATACATAGAACAGAGTTAGTGATAAATAATTGATGTATGAAATATTAGAGAAAGAGCTATACTACCACTGATTTCTATGAAAGCTATAAATAGTACATAGAACCTAATACACCATACGATATTGACTTATAGACATATAAGAATATTATTAATGACTATTTTTAGTACATTAGAGATGAGGTGATGTACAATTGTAAAGAATTCAAGTTTCCATGTAGATTAGGTACTTTACAAATCATTAAACATCAGCCAAAAGAATTTACAGGCAAAAGTCTTAGATGGGACTGGAAAGCTACAAAAGAAACTGGTAAGCCTGTATACCTACTTAATGACCATAGTAATTATTATAAATATAGATTCTTTTGGTCAAAGAAAGATAGTTTGCTTACTAATAAAACTAAATATTAGTTCATAGCTTCAAGAGATAATAAGAGAAATTTAGCTCAAATAATATTCAACAAAACAAAAGATTACCCAGAATTATGATAAATAATCGTATGATTAGTTCAGCTTCTGTAGTAGCTAAAGTAATAGCAGATCTCGATTTAAGAGAAGATGAGATACGTATTACAGATATTCGGGAGTGGATTATGGAATCCATACTTAAGATTGGAGCTATATAGCAGTTTGAGCATAAAGTAGAAATACTTCCAATAGAATGCCACCAAGTATCATTACCTTGTGATTTGTATAAATTAGATTAGGTAGCATACTCATACTGTTGTAATGGTGGATGGCTACCTATGAGAAAAGCAACATCCAGTTTTGGTGTATCTCATGATAATCAATGTTGTAGTAAAGCCTGTATGCTAGTGCAGGATGCAGCCATGTTCCCATTAGTTAAGAATATGTTTAATCTTACTAACGATAGAGAAGCATTGGACAAGTTAAATGAAGATAATAATCTTAGAGAAACATTAAGTGCATTAATAAACTAGAATACTGTACCTACAGCAAATGGCAGATATTTAGGTAATAGAATAGGGCATAAAGACGGTACTATGTATAGTTACGATCTATAGTATATGACTAAACCTGGTTATATAATGACTAATGTACCTAGAGGATATATTAAGATATCTTACTATGCTATATATACTGATGAAGATAGTATGCCCATGATACCAGATCTAGAGTCTTATAAGGAAGCAATATACTGGTATGTTACTATGAAGTTAATGTATCCTAAAAAGTTAAAAGGTCAAATAAGTCAGGGAGATTATTATGATATACGTAACTCTTATAACTTCTATCGTAAGCAAGCATATGCTGAAGCTATGATGCCTACTGTAGATGATTTAGAGAATGTAAAGAATACCTGGCATAAACTATACCCAGAGATGAATGACCACGATACTTTCTTTAGTACTAGTGGTGAAGAATAGATATTATATAACCAAGATAGCGCATTAAGATTAATATGATAAGTAATACTGCACAAGTTAATACATTTACGGGTGGCCTTAATATGGACCAGGACGTAAATTTGATACCGGATACTCAGTATAGATATGCTGAGGATGTTCGTGTTATCACTAATGATGGAGGAACTACAGGAGTATTACAAAGTATAGAGAACCCTAGAAAATATGATACTATTATACCTAAAGATGAGACGATAATAGGTACTACTACTATAAATGATATTGCGGTAGTAATAACTAAAACATCTGATAACATTAATAAGATATACAGATTAATGGGGTTTGATAGTAATATGCCTCAAATCAAATTAGTATGTAAAGGAGCTCTAGGGTTGTGTGAAGATTTATCTAAGAATCCCACACTAAGTATTGTAGGTAACTATGAATCAGATACTAACATAAAGATATACTTTACTGATGGAAACAGTCCTATTAAGATTGTTAACATAATGAGTAATGAGTATATAGACAATTCTAATCTTATAGATGAGAATGGGAATATAATCAATCCTGGTTCATTAGAAATAACTCCAGTAGTAAGTTTATTGCCGTTTAAATTCCGTTGGTTATCTGAAGGTAATCTTAAAGCTGGAATGGTAACATATTGTTATCAATTATTTAATGTGCATGGCACTGAAACTGTTACTTCTCCAATGAGTGAGTTAATTCACTTAACAAATAGTGTAACTAGCCAAGGTAGTTCTGAATATAAAGGTACTGGTCTGAATAAAGCATCAAATAAATCAGTAATGCTATCTACTGAATTATCACTTTAGGACTTTAATAAGTTAAGAGTAATTCGTATATTCTATGAACAGAATAATTCTACCCCTACTATTAGTATAGTAGATGAGATAGATATACCCGATGGTCAAACAAGTATACAGTATGTAGATTATGGAGCTACTTTAAGTGATATATCTGTAGAAGAATTTAATGCTATGACTGGTTATCAGTTTATAGCATAGACTCTTGCTAAGATGTAGAATAGATTGTTTGCTGCTAATATAACAGAGAATACTTGGATACCAGAAGATGAAGACGGTAATGATTATGATGCTAGAGCATACAGAGCTAATTCAGAAGGAAGTATACAGTTATTATCTGGTTTAGATAGTAACAACATTCGTTTGTCTATAACAGACGATGAAGCTATTAAACGCATTCCTATTACACATGACTGTATAAATCCTTTCAACAATATAAAGTATACTAAGGATGCATCTAATTCACAGAATATATACATATATAATAAGGAAGGTGAACTAGGCGGTTATGGTATCAATATAGAATATTCATTTGTAACTACAGATATAAATCTAAGTAATAAACAAGATAAGTTTAGATTAGATCAATCTTGTAGTATGGATGTATCTACTGTTAGAAACAATACTAGATATATCAATAGAGGTACAGACAAGATGCCTGAGATAGTACAACCTACTAAAGAACAGTAGAACAATTCATATATACCTAACTATGCTGATCCTTATATAGCTGCTAATTATAGAGGTTACCAAAGAGATGAGATATATAGATTTGGTATAATATTCTACAATGATAAATCTGTAGCTTCTCCTGTACTCTGGATAGGGGATATTAGAATGCCTCATGCTTCTCAAATGCCTCCGTTTAGATATGAGAACAATACTCTTATAGGTAATGCTTTGGGCGTAGAATTCAAAGTAAAGAAGATGCCTGTAGGTGCAGTGAGTTACGAGATAGTTCGTTGTGATAGAACTGAACATGATAGGACTGTAGTTATGCAAACAGTAGGTAGTTACGTATATGAGTATAGAATTCAAGAGCAGGATAAATATGTAGGATAGGGATCTGAATTAGATAGTAGTTTGGAGATGAGACCTACTCCTTTCTTCTGTAGTTTGATTGGTGAACAATTAGCAATATCAACAGGTACTGTAGAGGATGTAGGTAATTTCTCTCTTACTATGAGGGCAAATGATTATATACGCCTCGTATCTCCAGAGATATGTGTACAAGGGGATGATGTAACTAGACTATTTGAAGGTAGTGTGTACTTAGATGGAATTGGTTCATACTATTCCCCATTCGTTGGTGGAAAAGTAAACGATAGCAAATTTGATGATTTTAAAGACAACTACGCTAATGGTAATACTATAGGTAATAGTGTAAGCCGTAGTATATTCGCTGCAGCAGATTATGTTACTCAGGTAAACGGAGAAGTATTACAACAAGATACTGTACCATACGTAGGCTATGGTAGAAGATGGGATCTTAATGTATTAGCAGTAGGATTTCCTTATTAGGATAGTAGAGGCAAGAAGGTATATCGCGGAGCATCTATAGCTAAATACTTTATTCCAACCTTTGGTCAGTCTCAAGATATATCATACATAGAAGACGCTAAATATCCACCTAATATAGACTATAATATGTATGGAGCTCCTGATGTTGTAGCCAAAAGAATAAATGTTGGTAATAGAACTTATACTAATTATTCTATGTCTGATTTTATTCATAATGACAATCAATCATTACAAGGTCCAGCTGGTCCATGTATCATAGCTCATGTACCTGAATTAAGTAAAACATTTGCAGGTTTTAATAGTGTACCTACTAACAAATATCCAGAGCTTCATCCATTTGATTCTACTAATGCTATTCCTGTATTTAATATTAAACGTGATGGCAATTCTATATATGGTGGTAATACGTTTTCATCTAGATAGAATTCAGTATATATAAGTATATCTGCACATGATAGTAAATATGTATTCGGAGGGGACACTTATCTAAGCCTGTTAGATTATCCTAATACTATGTTGTTCCAATTGCCTGATGCTAAGGAATGGGATGGTATGAAGAATTACATAGGAGCTTATATACCATTTGAAAGTTCTATTAATATGAATTTATTTCACGGTGATTAGATTCATAGAACCGTAACCAGTTCAAACTTTGCAGACTCTTGGTTATAGTTAGAGCCTACATAGATGCAAGATATACATGTACAGGATCTTCCTTACTTTGTATATAACTCTGTTTACTCAGCATAGAATACTGGTAAACTGTATGTACCTAATTCTATGTATGCTGATAAAGATGTAAAGTATACTAATAGAATATTGACTTCATAGGCTAAAACGAATAATGAAGTAATAGATCAATGGTCTAAATTTAAAGTAGCCGATTACTTAGATGTAGATAATCAATGGGGTAGTATAACTAACCTTAAAGTATTTAAAGATAGACTGTTTTATTTTTAGAATACAGGATTAGGTATAGCTTCTGTTAATGAAAGATCACTTATTACTGATGATAATGTTAATCAATTAGTATTAGGCACTGGTGGTATACTTAGTAGATTTGATTATGTAACTACTACTAATGGTTCTTCTATTAAGAATGATAAGAGTATAATTAATTCAGATAATGTACTATATTGGTATGATTATGATAAAAATGAGTTATGTTCTTACACTGGACAAGTAAGTTAGCTGTCTAAAGAAAAGCAAGTACAATCTTACTTTAATAAAAACATTAAAGAAGATAGAACAAAAGCTATGTCCTTGTTTGATAAGAAGTATAATGAGGTATGGTTTAATATATTAAACAAACCGTTGATATTTAATGAGCAGTTAGGTAGATTTACATCTTTCTATACGTTTAATCCTAAATGGTCGTTACCTATTTCTGATAGAGTAGTAGCAATAAAAGATAATGAACTACATACTTTACATGATACTGGAGTAATAGGTTTAACTCCTTTAGATAGAAAAGCTAAATTATAGTTAGTTGTCAATAAAAATGCTCCTTATACTAAAGTATATGATAATGTTAGATTACAAGGAGAATTTAGAGATGGCAATCAAGAAACTATTAAAGATGATATCATAGATTATATGAAGTTCAGTACTAAACATCAAGAAGCTATTAGAGAACGTACTGAAGAGAAGCTTGATGAAGAAGGAAGTATCATTACTCCTGAACAGCATATAATAACTGATTATAGAGAAGATACGTTTAGATTCCCAGTACCTAGAGCAGATAAGAATGAAGACGAGTTATCACTACCTGCTAGACTGAGAGGTAAGTATATGATCTGTGATTATGAGTTAGATTCTGATATAGATCATACTTTTGAAATACCGTAGATTACAACAACATATAGAAATTCATTAATTTAATATGAAAAGTAAAAAGAAAACAAAAGTACCAGCATATGCATTTGGAACTCAATTTAAAGAAATTGGGAGCAATATGCTTGAAGATGCTCCTGATGTACTAAATACTTTAATAACACCATTTTAGAAATCTAATGCTACTACAGGAGGACAAGCTGTTGCGCAGTCTATAGGTGATATAACTAGTGGCGCAGCTACTGGTTTTAAGGTTGCTGGTCCAGTCGGTGCTGCGGTAGGTGCAGGTGTAGGTTTAATAGGTAGATCCGGTGAACAAGCTAGAATGACTTCATTTACGGATTATGATGAAGGTAGTCTTGGTAGTGGTCTAATTGGAGCATTCGGTAATAGAAGATTACGTAGAAAGAGAGCTGCTATTAAAAAGAATGCTTATAGTAATAGAGCTGCTGTACAAGGTACTAATTACCTGCAAAGTGAAGCGTATGATGATATGATAGGAATGAATACAGATACTATGGCTAATGGAGGGACGTCCTCTTCTCTAGCGTATGTAGATGATGGTGAATTAATATAGACTCCAGATGGAAGTATAAGTAAAGTACCAGAGAACAATAAACCTACTGATAGTAATTTAGTTAGTTTACCTGAAGGTAGTAGAGTACTAAGTGACAAACTTAAAGTACCTGGTAGAAAAGAAACATTTGCACAACTTGGTGAGAAAATGATGGCAAAGAAAAAAAGTAAATATAATGACAGATTTGCAGAGAATGCAGCAAAACTAAATGAAATGAATAATAATATGATTCATGATTAGTTATTTGCTATGCAGGAATCTGTTAAACAAAGTAAAGGTATTAAACCTAAAACTAAGTAGATACAAGCAGCTGCTTTAGGTGATGAGATTAAACCTGGTTTAGGAGATAGAATAGTAGATGCTATCTATAATCCTAATCGTAAATGGGGAGCTGGAGTACAATGGGGAACTGGTAATAATCAATGGTATCATGTGCCTGTTAATCCTAGTAATACTCAAACTACTTCAAGTAGACGTAGAACTACTTCTTCTACAAGTACAGGATTAATTGATGAAGGTAAACCAGAATTACCATTTACTTGGTATGGTACAGTTAATCCGCTGAAACCAAAACATCCAGAGTTACTAACTGCTACTAATAGTGAAATGGTAGGTTTAGGAGACGCCCTTACTTCTCAAGCAGATAAGGTTACTACTTTACCTAAAAGTAATGCTTATAGTAAACCTGAGCCTGATAATAATAAATTTAATTGGGGGTCTGCTTTGTCAGGGATAGCTTCTTTAACTCCTATTATGTCTAATCTATTTACTAGTAGACCTGAAACAGTTGATGCAGTGTATAATCCTTATGCTACAAGCATTGCTAATACTATGCGTAGACGTAGGTATGATATTAGTCCTGCTATTGAAGATTTAAATCGTAATAGAGCTACTAGTAATTATAATGCTAGCCAAATTAATACCAATACAGGAGCTAACTTAGCTTATAGATTACAGTCAGCTGTTAATACTGACAGAGCTATAGCTAGTTTAAGATCTCAAGAAAGTAATGTTAACAATCAGTACTTAGGTGATTATGCTAATACTATGAATAGTTTAGGACAGCAATGGGTTAATGCTACGAATATGGCTAATGAAGCTAATGCTCAGAATAGAGCTACTGCTAGAAATATACGTAGAGCTGGTTTAAGTCAGTTAAGTCAATGGGCTCAGAATAGAGAGTTAATGCGTAATCAGGAAGCTAGAGATAATGCAATGTTAGCTATGTATGCTCCATTTTTGCAATCTGGTTATACAGCAGATACTATTAGACAGTTTAATAAATGGTTAAGAAAAGGAGGTAACAATGTAGGCTAATAGATATGATAGAGCAGCGGAAGCTCCTATATTAAATACATATGTACCTATTAACTTTGGTGAATTATATAGAATAGGAGCAGCGTAGAAGCAAGCTGTAGATGAGGCTGCACAATAGTTTAATACTTAGTTACAAAAGTTTGGAGAATTTAGATCACCATCTGCAATAGACACATAGAATTACTACAATTTAACTATTAATCGTCAAGATGTACAAGATGCTATTAATCAAATAGTTTCTAATCCAGATGCCTTAAAAGATGCAGGTTTTCGTGCTAATTTACAGTCGATTATTAGTAATACAGATTATGGATCATTGAGTTTGCTTAAAGAAAGTGCTGATAATCTTAGAGCTGGACTTGAAATGAGAGCTAAAATGGAAGCAGAAGGAAGATATAAAAAAAGTTGGGATTCTGCAAACATACCTAATTATGATACTTTAGGAAGTAAGAGAGTATTTGATCAAATTACTCCTTTACGCTATATGATAGCTGATGAATTAGCTAATCCTTACTTTAGCAATCTCAAACCCAGTTCAATAGGATCTGTATGGAAAGATGGAGTCAAATACAATAGAGTAGGCATTACTTATGATACATTGTATGATATTGCAGATGCTAAGTTTAATGATTTAATTAGTACGCCTTAGGGTCAACAGTATTATAGAGAAGCATTAGATGCTTCTGGAGGGGATGCTGAATTAGCTAGATAGAGATTCGTAGGAATGATAGCTGACTCACAGAGAGATAGAATTGTGAATCAAGATACTGTAGACCCATATTGGTTAGCTATGGCTAAACAAAGTAACAGGGGAAGTAATGAAGAAGTAATAAGACCTAATCCTACTAGATTAGATTTTTTAAATGATAGTATTACTAGAAACACTATGTCTGGTATAGGTAGTAAGTTTAATAGTTATAGAGACTATATATCTAGTTTGATCACTAAGTATCCTAACAGTAAAATTGCAGACGATGCACGTAAAGGTCTGCGCAATATAGACAGAATGCAGAACGAATACGGATCTATGGTATAGGCAGCTAATGAGTATAGTGCTAGATATAGACAAACGGGTAATGATGAAGATTATGTAACAGCAGTAGCTGCTAGCAACAGAGCTCAACAGTTATAGAGTTAGATGGTTGGTTTAGCTAGTAAGCACGTAGTAAGAGATGAATTCCAAAGAGTAGCTGGTTTTTCTCCATTAACTAGTCAAGATAGTAAAGAGTTTAATACTAAATCTTATTTAAAAGGAGTAAATTCTGCGCTTAATAAAGTAAGTGCACCAGTAGGACTACTCGATAAAGACGACTTGTTAACAGGTGTTGGAGCATTGTCTACAGAAATACAAGACAGTGATGGGATTAAGCATTAGGGTTATCAATTTAATACTACAGAAGGATTCTTATTACCGGAAACAGTATTTAGTATGATTGCTGGTAATGAAGGACCTGGTAGAAAAGCTCGTAGAGATGCCGGTATAGGAAGAGATACTAGTTTTCCGTTTAGAGAGTTAGTAGAAAGTGGCCAATTAAGCGGAGTTCAATTTATACCAAATAATAAAGTAGTAAAAACTGGGCCTGGCAGTATGGCTCTATCTGGCAAGCTTAGAATACCTAAGGAAAGAATTGAAGAATCATTAGGAACAGGTATGTGGGTAAATCATCCTGTGTGGTTTAATGAAATGGCTTCTAGTTATTCTATGCCATTTGGCAGATAGACTACTAAAGGAGCTCTCAAACAACAATTCGGTGCTTCTAAAGTAACTGAAGTAGTAGGCAAAGATGGAGTTGAATACTATGAAGTAGATGCTTATAGAACGTTACCTAACTCATATACATCATCAGAGTATTGGCAAAGAGTAAATCAAAGATGGCAAGGCGGATCTTCTAGTGGTATTGGTGGATCTTCTTAGGCTAAAGATGAATACCAGACATCAGCACAACAATTATTAGGCAGATAAATATGGCAAAGAAAAAGAAAGTATACGATACATCGTTAATAGATGGTATTAGACAAAGAACGGCAATGTATGACGCTATGATAGCTCCTCAGATTAATACTGAGGAGTATATGCATCGTATGGCTAATCCAGATGCTAATTATGAAGAAGCACCTGACAATTATGGTTTTACAGATTGGGCTTCTAACGCATTCTATGATTGGAATTTAACAAAAGCGCAAACTGAAAGAGATGCTAAGTTAGGAGAGTATGTGATGGCTGATTAGGATTATAATACCTTAATCAGCCTAAAAGATTATATAAACTCTAGTAAAGCAGTAATAGAATTATCTAGATAGTTAAGTTAGGATCCTACTAATGAATAGATAAAACAATAGCTGTAGGAAGCATCATTAATGCAAGTTAATAATAAATCTGCATATGATACTGCTATATCTGGTAAATTCAATAACAATTATCTTAATAGTTATATTACAGGTAGTCTTAAACAAGGTAATCTAGATAACGCATTAATAGAAATAGACAAAGAAATCAACCCTATTACTCGACCTGACGGTAGTATGGAAGATGATAACATCTATAACAAGAGGATAGTTTCCCTTAGAGATGCTGAAATACAATCTGACAAAGTTAAGAGATTTGATGAAAAGTTAACCTCAGAATATTATAGAAAGAACAAAGAAAAGCCTGGTATGGATTATTCTGACATAGACACTTGGTTATTCAAATTACCGGGTTTAGCAGGATCTAGTGCTGCTTCTGTCGGTTCTTCTTTGTTAGGTACTATATCTGCTTATTATGCTGCCAGTGCCGGTAACCCATTAGTGGCAGGAGCTGCTGCGTTAATATCTATAGGATCTAATTTATATAGTAGAGATCTAGAGTCTAAAGCTGAAGTATTCTAGAACTACAAGCAGTCAGTAAAGAATACAGCTAAGAAATTAGGTGTAGACGAAAATGTATTAGCTGATGCTAAGATTAAGATGGCTCAACAAGGCTATAGCGCGGATCAAATTAATGATGATGAGTATGTATATGACCGTATACTTTCTGGAGATATCAAAATAAATAATAGAAAGTTTAATAAAGCTATGCTAGATAATAGAGAAGGTTTGAGATCTCTATATATAGATAACATGGCTTTATCGATTAGTGATATAGCCCAACAAGCAATAGAAGTAGTACCTATAGGTTCTATGGCTAAAAAAGTAAAAGGTTTAAAGACTTTAGCTGATAAAGGTACTAAACTAAAGAAGGGATTGCAAGAGCAATTATCTAATAGAATAGACGATATAACTTCTTTTGGCTTAGATAATGTAGGTAGATTACCTATGAGAACTAAACGTAGAGCCATTACTGATTTAGGTGGTCGTATATTAGTATCTGGTATACTTGAAGGGGCTGAAGAAGGTGTTCAGTACATTAAAGGATAGAGATATGTAGATAATAATTTTGATGCTGACCCAAATCTAGTAAAGAGTTTTATACGTAACATTGGTACTGGAGCTCGTGCTGTATTTGCAGCCATTACCCCGTGGGATCCTGTGTATTCAAATGATTAGGAGTTTATGGAGAACTTTAAGGGTGGTGCATTGTTAGGAGGCTTAATGACTACTGTATATGGTGCTCCTTCTGCAGTAATGCAAGTAAATAATCAATTACCTACGGATCAATTTGTATCTGCTTTATACGCAGAACAGATGGATGCTAAAGATAGAGTTAGAAAGAATGCTACGTATAGTAGCTTCATTAGAACTGGTAAGTATGATAATCTTATGAATTCTTTCGATGAAGCTGAAAATATAGTATCTAGAACAGAAGGTCTAGACATATAGGATGTACAAAATGAAAGAAAAAGAGCTGAACTCATAAGAAATATGTACACTTCTCCTGTTACTATGAGCCAAGCAGTGAAAGCAGGTATAGATCCTAGAACAGAAGAATATGATGTATTTGTAGCATTAAAAGAACACCACGAAGCTCTACTTACTGAAGCTAGTAATAACAGAGCTAATATAACATCAGAAGTAGATCAGTTGATGTATAGTCCTGAGATGTCATAGTACATATCTTCTATTAAACCAGATGTAACTCCTGATCAAGAAGTAGCTATTCGTAATCTAATTAGATTAAAATCTTAGACTGAATTATATGATCAACTCATAACTGACTTTACTAATAACGGTAATAAACTATTAGAACTAGAAAAAAATACTGGTATACGTACCTCTAAGTCTGATGTTATTAAATTTAAGCATTTATTAAATAAAGATAAACAATAGATAGATGCTGTTTATCAATAGTTGCGTAAAGAAGCAGAAGATTTAGGTATTACAGAGGAACAATTAAATGTTCCTAACCTTCATCAAACTCTTAAAGACTTACAAGAAAAAGAAATTATAGCAAATCTTGACTTTGAAAGAGCTAAGGCTGAGAGAGACGCGATGAATAGTCCTAAAGGAGCTATAGCAAAAATCAATAAGTGGTTAGATGTAGAAGATCAGGAAGATACTTTTGTATAGGAGTTGGATGATTTATACTCTGGAAAGAAGCAAGAGGATGAAGTAATAGATAGTGAAGAAATAACTCCAGAACCTGTAGAGGTTACAACAACACCTGAAGTTACCAATCCTGAACCTACCATTGCTGCAGAAAGTAAAGCTCAAGATACTACTGAGGATACAGCTACTGAACCAGAAGATGTAACATCACTGAGACAAAATGCTGTAGAGATACATAATAAGTATTTTGAACAAGAAAGAAACTCTAGAGGAGATACTGTACTAGTACCTAGTACAAAATATAAGGTAGGTAAAGCGTATGCTGATGCAGGTCAAGCTATGAGGGATATCTATTCATATTTCAATCCTAATAGAAATAACTATCAAGAGTATAGTGCATCTAAGTATATGGAAAATTCTGAAGATGGGCTGAAGAATCTATGGGAAGATATGAGAGATACTAGAATGTAGTTAGAAGAAGAGCTGTATACTAATGGTAATTCTAGTAAAGCTAATAGACTAGCAGACACTCTTAACTCTCAAGTAGAATTATCAAAATTTATTATTCAGAGTCATAGTAAAATAGCGCAACGTATAAAAGATTAGGCTCCTGCTAGACTTGAAGAGATGAAGCAAGCTAGATAGGAGGAGCAATAGGCTGTAGAAAAGTTAGAGGAAATAAAATCAGAAGAAAGATAGAAAGTAGTAAAGCAGAATGACGATACTCCTACTAAGAGTGCAGATGCTATTCCAGAAGTACCTACTACTCCTACACAAGAACAGCCAACTCAAGCAGAATTACCAACATTAGCTAGTATAATGGGTGATTGGCTAGGAGCAGAAGCAGCTAGTAGTTTGCAACAGTCACAGCAGCCTCAGCAGGAATAGATGCCAGTAGAATAGCCTACTACTGTAAATACATAGGAATTAACATATGATAAAGATGAAGACCCATATTCTCATGAAATTAATTACAGATTAAGTGAAGGTTCTAGAGACGCTAATGGTAATTACATTAGAGTGTCTAAAAAATATCAAGGAATGGAAGACTATCTTAATGATGATGATTTATCATTAGTAAGTAGTAAACCTGACTTTATACCTGAAGTAATGAACAATGGAGTTCACTTTGAAGTACATGATTATACTAATAAAGATGGAAAAGTAGAACCTGCCATTTATGCTATATTTGACTACAAAGGTAAAAAATACGCTGGAGCTATTAAAACCGTTGAAGGTGGTCTTAGAGGTAGATATAGTCCGTTTAATAGATTACCATTTGATAAATAGACTAAGATTGTAGATAATCTGGTCAGATTGAGAAATAAGATTATAGAACTGTATGAACAAACTAAAAAGAATCCAAACCTTGAGGTAGTTCCTACAGCTCTTAGAGCTACTACTGGAAGATTTAGAAATGAAAAAAATCCAGATAACAGCCCTAAGAATAGAAGCTTACTAGATTCAGCATGGTTAACTATAAAAGATCCATTTGAGATAACCCCAGATAATACGTAGATAGGTATAACTACTGGTCCTATAAACAATGAAGTAATAAGATTAAGAAACACTATATTATCTGTAAAAGGTGGTAGTCTTGGTCAACCCATGTGGGTATTAAAAGTTCCTAGATTAGATGGCGAATACGATACTAAATTAGTTAAATTAAACTATTAGACATTTGCGGACAAACCTCAAATAGCAGATCTAATATTGAATTTAGTCACTAGTAATGAACAATTCTATACTGACGCTAAAGGAGTTAAGACTAATATTAGACCTATTGATATATTAGATTTTATAGTAAACTTTGGTCCTCATACAGCTGTGAATCCTAATGATACTAGGTTTACTCCACAACAGATTCAAGCCAAACAAAGAAAACAATTTTTTGTAGATAATAATGGTAACTTAGTAATAGGTAATACTAGCTATAGTATAAGTGATCTTGTTAGTCAACCAGATATTAGACAACAAGCTAAAAATTATATAATGTCTAATTTCCATTGGAACATAGATGAACAAGCGCTTAATACTTATTACTTAGGAGGAGATTTACAATCACAGGTAACAGATCCTAGATTTAAGTCAGTTGCTGCGTTCTTAAAGAATAGCAACATAGATAAGCTTACTATTATCCCTGGTTTAATAGAGTTAGATTAGAGTGAATTTGGTATAATTCCAGGAAGTAATGGTCGTAAAACTATCGACAGTAAACATCCTAACGGTATGAGTACTTTAGGATGGTATATCAAACAAGGTATATTACTTACTGATATAGCTGATGAGTTATGGGATTCTAATATATATGTTGATGATGTAATGTTAGCAGATAAAGCTGCTGAAAAGATACAGTAGCAAGCTCAACAAAAGGTAGAGAAAGAATACGAAGATCCTATTAAAACTAAAGTATTTACTCTACCAGATGAAAGTGGTAAGTAGACTTCTGTGAATATGGCAGATATATTTGCCATATTAGATGGGAAGAAACGAGGCCCTAATATGGAAGTAGAAGTACAGGAAGACGGCGCTTTATGGGTGAATGAGAGAATGGATCCAGAGCAAGCTAAAGAATGGTTAAGTTCTACTTTTGGAACATCTCCTCAAATTATTCCTACTATAATAGATGTTACAGAAGCTGGTACAGCTGTAGTAGGTAGAGTAATAGAAGATTCTGTATTAATTAGTAATTTTGCTCCTGTAGGTACTGAATACCATGAGGCATGGCATAGAGTTTCTTTACTGTTAATAGATAATAAGAGAAGAGAAAGAATCTATAACAGAATGAGAAAAAAGAATCCTGAGATGACAGACTCTCAAATAGAAGAAGCTTTAGCAGATCAATTTAGGGATTTCATGTTAAATGAAGCCGGAAGCTATGCTTTTGATACTAAGAATTGGTTTAAGAGAATATTAGAGTTTATTAAGTTATGGGCTAGAACTGGTCAATATGCCTTAGCTAAGATATATTCTGATATTAATAGGGGTAAGTTCTATGGAATTAAACCTAATAAAGAGAATATAAATAGATTTAGACAAATATATGGTACATCTGGCCCTAATCTAGAAGTAGCTGGTTATGAGTTAAAAACAATTACTCAATACAATCAATTTGATAATATAATCAAGTCTCTCACATATGCATTCTTTAGAGTAAATGGACAAACTACAGTGCCTAATATTGAATATTCAGCATTGGCTGAGGATAATCAACAATTTGAAAGGCTTAAGCTTATTATAGAAGCGCAAGCTAGAACTTATCCTTCTCCTGTAATGGATGAGATTCTTGAGAAATATGAGACTGTATTTATGCCAACTATAGCTACTAGATTAAAACAACTAGGTATTAGAGCTATAGATCGTAATGAGGATGAAACTATAAGTGATATAGAAGAGGGAGCAGAAAGAGTTAATATAGGTCAACACATAGTAGAAGGTATGAATATATCTATTAAAGATAATGCTCCTGCAGAGGTTAAGTTCTTCTTCCAAACTATACCTCTATATGAGATTAGCCCTGATGGTTCTATGTCCATGAAGATAGATCCTATTACTCATTTTGCTAATTTTGTTGATGCTAAGACTGCATGGGACAATATACTTAAAGATTTGTCCGGGTGTCGTACTATAGCTAATATAGTTGATAAAGTAGCTACTTATGCTCAAAATGGTAGTGCTTTTCATTCTGCTTTATTATTTAAACTTAACAGACTGATTAAAGATTCTAATCAGAAAGAAGATTTAGTTAAGGCCGCTGATGCTGAAGCAATGCTTACTAAGATAGAAACTGTAGTAACTTGTGACATAAATAATTATGTTACAGCTAAAGTAAGTAAAGATCCAGAAACAGGATTCATTAAACATGAACTTACTGATAATACAGTTGATGTTAAAGCTGCTACTTATCCTAAAGTATGGTCTCAAGCATTATTTACTAATGCTGGATTGTTTAAATACGATAAAGAAGGTAAAGTGATAGCGGAAGAAGGGTCTAAAAAGGCTTTAGATACTGTAATTAAGAACTTCAATAGTGTTATTACTGCATTTAGAAATAATAAAGGTATACTTAAGATAGGAGATAGAAATATTGATTTACATGAAACATCTAACTAGAAAATGCTTAAGAAGTATTTAGTTAACATGTTTAATGTAATAGGTATCGGCATTGATGTACCTACTATAGATAAAATGTTATTATCTGGTAGATACGGTAATCCTAAATCAGATGCATTTACTCTTATTAGTGAGTTCTCTAGTTCAACTGTTAATTTCGGTGGTATTCCAAAAATAGTAAGTGTGCTTGAGGCAATTAAAAATGCTATAAATAGCGATAGTACTATTAAAGAAATTAAAGTGAATGAAGTAACTGTTGATCCTACATAGGTATGGAATAATATAGGTTACGTTAAAGAGTTAGCTAATTATTATGCATTTACACATGCTACAGATAATAGTTTGAGTAGCTATGGTCCTGATGGTAATTCTTATTATATGGTATCATAGAATAATTTTGCTAAAGATAGACTTAATGAGATAGTATCAGATCCTACTGTATTCTAGGAATTAGAATCTGTAGTTTATAATGAACATTCTATTATATTGCAGGCAGTTAGAGGAGGTAATAGAAATCTATCAATGGAAACCCTTATTAACTTTAAGGATACTACTACTGGAGATAAGGGTAGAGATTACCACGGTATCACTGATAGAGAAGACTATATAGCTAAAATGGCAGCTGTATTTAATAATAGAATAATATTCCCTACAGTAGCAGATAAGAAAACATATCATTTCATTAAAGGAATAACATTACCACACGAACCTATTAGATTCAATAATAACAATGGTCAAACTTTTGTTCAGTATGGCGAACAAGTTATGGACTATCTATTAGGTTATTGTTACGATGAACTAAACCAAATAGAGTTGTGCTTAAGATAGATAGATGATGATCCTAATCATTATAATCCAGAAACAGGATTACATTATAATGATGATGGTACTATAAATAATGATTGGATTGAGCCATCTAGACGTATTAAAAACTTCCATACTCCTAATAAATATGATTATAAAGATAAAGATGGGGTTAAGCACACTGTAACTTTGGAAGGTAATGGAGCTAGATTCTTATTCTTAACCGGTATATATACCAATAAAGGTTTTGTTAACTTTAATGATCCTACCAAATCAGCTAAAGAGTGTTTACAATTAGCTAAAGACTATTTCTTTAATACTTCTCCAGAAACACAAAAGGCTTTCTTAGCTGGAGTAATTAATCGTAGAGTAAAGAAAGAATTAGAATATGCTAGAGATCTTGGTTTAATTACTATGAATGATCAAGGTAATATATGGAGCATACGTAATGTATTACTTGATGATAATGTAGTAACAGAAAGATCAGCTAGATATTAGAGTGTGGATAGTGCTAATGCGGAAGCATATGCAGTATTCGATATGATATCTGACTATGTGATGAATAGTATAATATCTATTCAAGAAGTAGAAAAGCTATTTAGTGGTTCACCTGCATATTACAAAGTGAAGTACGATAGAGAGGGTATAACAGACGTATCTATTGACAAAATCAAACGTTTAGGTTCTTTGACATCAACTGGTTTGAATAATAGATTAGACTTCTTTAATGATCCAATGCGTGATGAATATGTAGTTACAGAGCTTAAAGATCATGAAATCATGGATAAACAATACCATGAGTATGAAGGTTTGTTCTATAGGGCAAATATAAAAGAAACTATATAGGAAATGTTAGGAGAAGAAGCTTGGAATGAGGTAAAAGATCTTAGCATACGCGATATAGAAAGTATATACCCTGAAGAAACTAAAATTGCTAAACAAGCAGCTAAAGTAGCTGTAGCTGGTTATAAGAAAGGAGTTAATGTAGCTGACGCTGCTGTATATATAAGTCCTAATATGACTAGAGACCTACTTAGAATGCGTGGTGTATGGAATGCTGACATTAAACGAGCATTTGAAGTATTGACCGACCCTGATACTGCAGATAAATGGGAATCTGATCCTAAGTTATACGCAGAAGCTAATAAAGTCATATTAAATGCTATGAAGTATATAGCATTCGGTACCAGATTTAGAAATGGATTAGGTATACCTTACTTCAATAAGATGGCTTTATTCCCGTTATTTAAATCTGTAGCTACTGGAGATATTAAAGCTTTATATGACAGAATGGTAGATCCTAATGGTCCTATTGATATGGCTATGTTTGATTCTGCAGTTAAAGCTGGTTCAGAATCTCCTACTGCATACTATAGAAAGGCTAAAGATAGTGAAATAGAACTTAAAGACGGTTAGACTGTATTATCCGCTTCTATAGTAGACTGGGCAGAAAGCGGATAGGGTAATACTATTACTGATTTGAGTAAACTCGTAACATATAGGCAGAAGTTTAAATATATCAGACAGCAGCTAGAGACTAATCCTCATACTCATCCGGAACAGATGGCTGGTACATAGTTCTTAAAAGTAAACTTATCTAATTTACGTAAGGATGATTTCTATGGTCCAGACGGTTCTCAAGTAACAGGTAGAGAAATCAATGATACAGTAATGGGAGCATTGAATACTTTATCTAACATGGGTAGATAGGATATAGTAGATGAATTATTTGTAGACGGTAATATAAATGTTACGGCTTTAGGTAATATGCTAGAGCGTGATGCTAGAGAATCTGACGCTAATGATAATGTATTATCTGGTCTTAAAACTAAAAATAATGCATTTGTAATACCTTTGTCTGCTTTATCTGATAATAAATGGTTAGAAAGTAGATTTATATCTATGATTAATAAACTAGTTATTGATGTTCATATGCCGGGTGGGGCTTTCATTCAAAGATCTGCATTTGGACTCGAAGCTACTAGCTAGAATGTTATTACAGAAGATATGATCAATGATGGAAAACCATTACTCATGATTAATGATAAGGATGGTTCTATGGACTCTGTAGTAAGTATAAATCTATTTAAACATATGATACCTAACTACAGTAAGATGACATTTAAACAAGCTAGAAAATGGTTATTAGATCATAATATCATAGGATAGAGTGCAGATGCTACCGGAATTGGTTATCGTATTCCTACACAGTCTATTGCATCAATATCCGCACTAAGATTCGTAGATGTATTCCCTGAAATTATGGGTGATACTATCATGCTACCTGAAGGATTTACTAAGCTTACTGGTTCTGACTTTGATATTGATAAATTGTATGTAGCTAGATATTCCTTCAATAAGAATGGAGGTATTATAACTCATGGCAGTGCATTAACTAGAGAAGATGTAGCTAGCGCTTATAAGAATGATATTATTAGAATGTATATCAAAATTCTTCTTACTAAAGATAATTCAGCTATGTTAAAAGGTTCTATTGATGATGCTACTGATACAGTTAAAGGAATACTAAAAGACATTGAAGGTACTAGTTCATATCATCCAGAACCATTTGAAGTATATACTCCTAGATACCAAGAAGATAGAAAGGCAGAATATACAGGAGGTAAAGCTGGTATTGGCCCTTTTGCATTGAATAATGCTCATCATATCCTTACTTAGTTGGTAGGTATTAGAATGTAGAGCGATGGTTTCACAGGAACTTTAGAGATAGAAGATGTTGGACGAATATATGACTATCCTACAAAAGGTAATCCTAAAGGAGGCCGTATATTAGACTGGTTATCTGCTATGATTAATGCATTCGTAGATATAGCCAAAGATCCTTATATTGTTAAGCTTAATGTTAATGCTTGGACATATAATATGGTGTCATTCTTATTACGTACAGGTAAAGGCGCTCAAACATTCTATTTTGTTAGACAACCTATCTTAGTGGAGATGGCTAATGAAGTACTTAAGACTAAAGGTAAATATGGCATTGATAGAACTAAGACTCCTTCTCAACTTGAGAAAGAAGCTATTGAAAAAGTATTAGATAAATATGACCCTACTAAAAAGTTACGTAGAAAGTACGAATATATAAACAGAAAAAATAAAACTAAAGCTTCAGAATATCAAGATTTATTTAGAACTTATATTGACGATAAAGGAGAAATAACGTCAAGAACAAGATAGTTATTAAAGATTAATCCAGAAGATTCTAAGAACTTTAATGAGGAACAAGTAAGAATATACTACGCTTGGTTAGCTCTTAAACCTTATGCAGACGATTTAGCTAATCTTGTTAAATTCTCAAAGATTGATACTAAGAAGACTGGTAAAACTTTTGCTGAGCAAGATATATATTATAAAGGGATGCTGGATATGGAAAAAAATAGTAAATTCGCTGAAGGTGAAGTTACTAGATTCTTTAATGAAACATTCATCCGTACAAAAACAGAAAATAGTATACCTTTGGGTTCATCTATATTCAGAAACTTATTACTACGTAATACTGATCAATTTGCTAATCAAAAACACATAGCTTTATCCTTAGTAGGTAGAGCTACCAATGCCGATTCTAAATTACTTAGTGCAGTAATAAATGGAATGGAAGCTTAGATAAAGAGTCAATTCTTTAATCAATATGTTAAGGATAACAATATAGACTTAAATACTATGTTCCAAGGACGTAATTCTATACCTAATAGATTGTATCGATTTAAGTAGGAAATATTAAAGGGTAACCCTAGATTAAGTCACTTACTAAATAATGATGGTACTATAGCTAATGATTTCGTTAACTACTTAATCCCTAATATTAATAAAAATAGTTTAGACTTTATTGATAGATCAGAATAGTTAAATGCAGATCAAGCACAAGCTAACAATCTTATTAACTACTGGAGACAATTGTTAGATGATCCAGAACCATCAGTTAAGAGATTGTTCAGAGATTTAGCAGTATATTCTTTCTACACATCTGGAGATAATACAGTGATGAATGCGTTCTTCCAGTATCTACCTAATAGCGAAAGGATTAGTATGGGTTATACTCAATTCATTCAAGGTAAATTAGATCAAATGGTTAACAATGCAGATAAATCTTATAATGACATTGAGGATTTATTCTTGAATAATTGGTAGAATGATAAGTTAGTAAGACCTGTAGACATGTATGGTGGTAAATATCAAGCTCCATTAAGATCTGTAAGCCTTAATAAAGACGCAGCTATGCCAAATATTATATTTGGATAGAGAACTGATATGTAGGCTGCTGTTGTTAAACCATTAAACTGGGTAACAGTAGATGATATAAAATACCCAATATTCCCTCCTTATGTTAAGGTAAAAGACAGTTTAGGTTTTGAACCTGCTAATTGGCATGTATATAGATTAATAGGTTATATTGATAAACCAGAAAGAACATGGAAAGGTAAACTTACTGGTAGAATTTTATATACTCCTATATATGGTTTGATATCCAAAAAAGGATATAGTTATAGAGGACATACTATCATAGAGTATGGTATACCTACACAATTTGAATTTAACAAAGAAAATGAATGGGACTATTTCGAGGCTTTAAATAATCTTGATGCATTATCTGATATGACTGATGAAGTAGAAAGAACATACTTTGAACAAGATAAAACATATATGCACCATATTGGAGAATTACCATCATATTCTGGCATGAATTATGCTATAGCTGAACAGGACAGAATATTTGAGTATGAACAAGATGATACTGACGATAGTGTTGAGGGTGTAGTACTTGAAGAAGCAGATGAGAATGATACTGAAAACGCTGCTATTACTTATGTCAATCATTCTGGAGGGGCTATAGGTTCAGATACCATGTGGGGTGAAATAGGAGAAGAATATGGAGTAGTATCTAATCACTATTATCACGGAGCCAAAACTCCTAATGGTAATATAGAGATAACTGAAGAACAGTTTGAAAGAGGTAAACAGCATGTATATAAAGCAAACGAGACACTTCATAGAAGACCTGACAAATATATGAATTTATTAGCTCGCAACTGGATACAGGTTGAAAATTCTGATGCTGTTTTTGCAATAGGGCAACTAAAGAACGGTATAGTTGACGGAGGTACTGGCTGGGCGGTATAGATGGCTATAGATGTTAATAAGCCGGTATATGTATTTGATCAAGAGCGTAATAAGTGGTATACTAATATAGATAAAGATTGGGTTGAAATAGGTACTCCAACACTTACTCCTAATTTTGCAGGTATAGGTACACGTAATATAAATCAAAATGGTATTGAAGCTATTAGAGATGTATATGAAAATACATTCAGAGAGGATGAAACTGTAGATAACATAAAATCTACGGTAAAGGAACTTACTGGTGTAGATTTAATGGCCTTGTATGATCAAGGTAATAAAAGAATATCTGAAGTATTAGATACGTTAGAAGATCTAACAGCTGATGAAAGACAAACCTATTTAAATGAATTTGCACAGTAGATGGCAAGAGATAATGTTAATACTCAAGACAAACTTGAGGAAGCGTTAAGAAAATTCATTTGTAATTTATAATTCCAGATAATATGTATAAATGTCCAAATAAAAATCTTCCAGAATGGAAGGAATTAGAAAGAGTTGTACCAGAAGTTGCATATACTGTCTGGGATTTGAATAATGGTCATGGTATAGATAAGGCTCCAAACGGGGAGCCTTCTATACTATTCTAGGATTTATTAGATCATTTTGATGGTAATAGAGAGGCAGCTATAAAAGCTAAAGTAATGATATTTTCTACATCATATAAAACATGGTCAAACGGAAAAGATTTAGACGCTAACAAGGAGCCCATCATCTCAGATGTAATATCTTCCCCTAGTGTAACATATAATCCAGAAGACTTTACTCCAATACCTCAAGAGGATATGAGAGTAATTAATGAGGTAACCAAATTATATGAAAAAATATAGAAAGGTTTAAAGGATAGATTAAACTCTATTAAAAGATACACTGTTAAGAATCCTAAAGTATGGAATCAACTATAGACTACAATATAGCAACTGGCTAATTCTGAAACAGAGGAAGGTATATATCAATTCTTATAGCATATTGATGAATCTATAAACGATAGTATTAAATTCTTAAGTAAACCTACAAAGAATATTAGTGCTAAACAGATTAGATAGTTATCTAACGATTATGTAGGTTTCTATAAGCCTCTTATGGATGATATAATATATTTATTTGATACTACTGATATATTTAAAGATAAACCTAATTATGATACTATAAAGGAATTAGCTAATACATTATCACAACAAATAGATAGCGTTAATAATAAGTTTATAAATGTACTTAAATCTAAGGGTTATAGTATGTTACAGCAGTACCTTACAGAACTAGGTATGCCACAGAATATGATATAGGATACTATCAATTGGTTAGATGATCCTAAACATGATTCTAGTTTATTTATGGATTGGTTCGGTATGTCTAGTAATAGCAATAATGCTGTACAATAGATTATAGCTAAACTACTTAATGATACTAAAAATGCTACAGATAGAGAGACTATGGAGGTTGGCATTAAATTAGTTAAATTAGTAAATGCTGCTAAAGAAAAATATGGCAACGATGTACAGAAGTTATTATATGAAAAATTAGATGACGGTACCTATTCTGGTAATAGAGTAGCTCCATTAAATAATGGCCAATTAAAGCGTGATTAGAGATAGTTCATGGATAAATTGGCTGAAAAATTAGGTATTTCTAAAGATGATAACAATATGTATGTACTACCACAAGATGAAGATATACAAAAGAAATGGTTCGATGAACTAACTAAGTGGTATGCAGATAGAGCTCAAAGGAGATACAAAGCTGAATATTACATTCTTAGAAATAAAATGCTATCTATGAAGACTAGAGATGCTGAAAGGGAGATCCAAAGTATGATAGATGGCATTACACAATCTATGACTATTAATGGTGTATAGTATGAAAACCTACTTACAGAAGCAGAATACAAATAGCTAGAATCTTTACGTAAACAAAAAAGATTACTATCTAATATATTTAATATAGACGGTAGTGAAAAAACTGGAATAGATAGAGTAATAGCAGATGAATTAACTGCTTTTCATGAAGAAGTAAATAAACATATTAAATATGATATTGATAAGGATAAGTATGAAAAGGATTTAGCTAAAGTAATAGAAAGATATGGAGGTGAAACCGCTGAAGTATAGTTATGGAAACAAAGAAATACTGTAACTAGGTATACTCAAGATTTCTATGACAGAATAGCTAACCTAGAATCTGATTCTGCTAACAAAGATCCCGAAAGTACTTATTAGAAACTGCGTCAGAGGAGAAGACAATTACAAAATTTGTATAAGGATCCCCATACGAATAAGATTGACATTTACTCATTAAGTGACGATGAGAAAAGAAGCTTATTATAGTTAGATCAAGATATAGCAAACGCATATACTGCTACTCAAAAAACAGAGGGAGCTGATAAATTTTCAAATTTTGCAGAAATAGTAAATACAGAATAGTACTATCGTGATATGGAGCAGGCTAGAAATGCAGGTACGCAAGCATATAATGAATGGTTTAATAATAATCATTATGAGGACGCAAGAGGGTTTATGCATCCAGCTTCGTATTATACAGAACTTAGACCACTACCTGAATTTGCTTAGTAGTATACAGAAATAGTACCATCTAGTAAATATTCTAAAATACTAGAATCTTCAGAGTGGTACAATCCTGAATTTGATGAAAACGGACCTGCTATTTAGCCTAACAAGAAATATTATGATAATAGCAAGGCTTATAACGAAGTAATGAATAAACCAGAAGTAAAGGAATTATATAATGAAATTACTAATATAATGAATGAAGCTATGAGTTTCATATCATTCCTCACTAATAGTAATGAAAATATGATGCCACAAATAGAGGCTAGGTTTATGTAGGTACTGAATCGTAAAGATGGAATGCTGAGTAAATTAAAGTATGCAGTAGAGGATTTTGCTATAACAAAAGAAGATGATTTAGACTTCGTTAAAGAATTTTCTACTATGCCTAATGGAGATCCTATTAAAGTAATACCTACTAGGTTTATTACTCCTTTAGAAGATACAAATAGTATATCTACGGATGCTGTATCTGCTGTAGTACAGTTCTACAATATGGCTGCTAATTATAAAAATATGTCAGCTAAACAGGATGAAGTAGAATTAATGCTCAATTTACTAAAATAGTTATCTATAAGAACCTCTAAAGAATTAAAAGGACCTGGATCTACTAATGTATATAAATAGTCATAGTTATTAGTAGATAGATTGATGTATGGTAGAAATAAAACTCCTATTGAGGGTAATGTGTTAGGTTATGATATTAACTTTGGTAAAGCTTTAGATATTGTTAGAGGATTTGTTACTAAAGTAAACCTATCTGGTAACTTATGGTCTATAGGTACTTCTTTCTTTACTGATGCTACTTATACTACTTTAGAAGCTAAGATGGGTAGGTATTTTGATTTAGAAGATTTAAACTTTGCTAGATCTGAATTTGCTAGAGAACTACCTAACATGATGTAGAACATAGGTAATCCTAATCCTAAAGGTAGATTACCTTATTTACTTATGCTTAATTAGGTAGTAAAAGATAACAAAGAGTTATTTGATAGATTAGACTAGAGTTAGGTATTACGTTCTATTAATCAAAATTTTTGGTTTGCTGGATATACGTAGTCTGATTACACTGTTAAAAGTCATACTTTATTAAGTATCTATCATAATTATCGTTTGGTTGATAATGAAGGTTTTATGTCAAAGCAATAGTATATAGATAAATTCTACTCTAATGACAGAAAGAAAGGAGCAGTAGAATTTAAATAGCTTACTACTACTTTATATGATGCATATATAGAACTTCCAAATGGCGATGTAGTGGTAGATGATAAATATAAACCTTTAATCACAGATAAATTACTAAATGATGTACGTAATAGAATAGAAATCATAAGTAAACGAATAGATGGTACTATTCGAGAAGTTGATAAAGCAGCTGTACATGCCAATGCTATGGCCTCATACTTAGTATTACATCGTAACTTTATGATTTCCGCATTACATGATAGATTCAAACCTAAACAGTATAATTTAGATTTACAAACTATAGAGGAGGGTTACTATAGATCTACCGGTAGATTTTTAAAGAACGTAATTGCTAATAGACATTTTGCTATTAAATAGTTATTAGCTGATTATAATAATATGTAGGAATATGAACAATATGCTGTTAGAAGGGTACTAAACGAATTAGTCCTTATTACTGCATCTACAGCAGTAGCTCTCGTTATAGCTAGTGTAGTTGATGGTGATGATGATTATGATACTTGGTTAACATAGTCAATAACTTATTTAGCTATGCGTTCAGCATTTGAATTCCGTACTATGTATAATCCTTTTGAATTTATGGCTTTAATTAAATCTCCAACAGCAGCTTTCAATTGGTTTGATAATATTAGTAGTTTTATAAACTTGATTAATCCTGCTTCATATATTGGAGATAGAACTCCATTTACTATCATAGATAGAGGAGTATATAAAGGTATGCCTGTAATACTTAAAAATATCATTAAAGTAACACCATTTAAGAGCGTTATAGAAGCTCAAGATCCTAAATCAAAACGTAATTACCTACAGAATCAATTAATGAACTTCTAAAGTTTCTATATCAATTCTCAATTAGTCTAAATACTCTAATAAAAAGATAAGCCTACTGACTATTAAATCAGTAGGCTTTTTAGTTATGAAGACTCACCAATATCTTCATAACTATAATAGTCTTCTTCTGGTAATTCTGCTTCTATAGAGTCACCAAATCTATACCAGCTATAGAATAACCTTTTTTCTAATTCTGGCACTTTTATACCTTGCCAAAATCTATTAATCTCTAGCATGGCATCTAGAGTGAAAGGTTTACCATTATTACGAAGACGTTTAATATCTTTATTATACTTAGGATTACTCAGACAATAAACAGTATAATGTCTTTTGTTAATAGTTATATAACGTTTATTGTAGTAAGAGTCTAACCTAGATAATTTACAGTGTGTTTCAAGAGACTCAACAGTATTTACACTACTATCATAAACAAGAAAGACCTTTTCTTCTAAAAAAGGTCTATTTTTATCAGATGTAAAAGCATTTATAAATCCACTTTCTACAGTTAAATCTCTCCACGTAATATTATCATCACATAATGGGACTATATAAATACTTACATCATTCAAGTTCTTCAGTACCATCTTCTTCATAATATTTACGAGTATGGTCCCAATTGCCTGTCTGATAATGATATGATAATTCTGTTAAAGTTCTGATAATAAGGTCTTTACGACTATCTAACTCTAATTCGTTAAACATATTAAATACTCTCACTTCATTACTACTATTTGTTTGAATAGCAATAATATATGCTTCACAATCATAATCTGAAATATCAATTCCTTGATCTTTCATGTACCAACTAATTGCAAGCAAGTAATAAGTTATCTGTCTATAATAATCAAACTCTTCTACAGAATGTTTAAAATTATAGACATCACTAGTTGTTTTTAAGTCGATTAAAGTAATCTTCTTATTTATATGATCGAATATACATCTATCAAGTAAAGACTTACAAGGCGCAATCCAATCATCAACGGGTAATTCCCAGTTAATATGAAACTCATTATGAGATTCTACTCCAGGAATATCTTCTAATAACTCTTTTGCCTTCTTATGATTATCAATATTATTCTTAATATTTTTAAGCATATTTAAATCAGCAAAAGATATTACTTTACGATTATCTTTTTTACTTTGTAATGCTTTAATATAATCAGCATAACGATTACATAGCTCTGTAGCTTCTTTTAAGACGATTTCAGAGCTTTTTGAATTACTGTATGCAGATTTGTATGCAGCAATCTTTTTATCGTCTTCTATGAGTTCTAATGAATTAGCATAAGTCTCACAGAAATCTTTTTGTTGTTTTACTTTAGGCACTTCATAATCAAGAATTATATAATCATTCCAGAAATCCTCTGGTTGAAGTATATATTCATGAATCATAGTACCCCTTTCGAGCTGAGGAAGTTTTAATCCTTCCTCTTTTCCATCTATCATATCTCGATAGAAACGCGGTCCTTTCTTTAAGAACCAACCAATAGCAGAATTGGAAATACGTGTGTTATCAGAATAATATTCACAATCAATAATCATTCGTAATATCTCCATTTAAATCCACAACAATGGTTACGTTCTCCCTTGCAACATTTAATTATATTTGCTATATTAGTATTAAATTCTTTAGATGCATCTGTAATTGTATTCCATCTTTTAATTTCGTTCATGTCTAAATCATATTGAATTACTCTTCTAGTAATATTGTTATTGTTTCTTCGCAAATGAATATTTTTATAAGTATTATTATACTCATAATTACACCATTCCAAATTTAAAACATTATTGTTACTTTTATTTTCATCAATATGATTGACACAAGAATAATTATTAGGATTAGGAATAAAATTCTCAGCTACTAATCTATGAATTAACAGTGTCTTATTCTTACCTTTTTTTGCAAGAACTACATACTCATAACCAGCTGTTGTAGTAGTTGTTTTACGTATTTTTTCTTTAATTAAGAGTTTTCTACCAGATTTACTATTTATGCATCTAGTTAAAGATTTTACTTTACCTGTATTACTTATCTGATATAAACCTTCATAACCTTTTATATCTTTCCAAATTTCCATTATAATATTATTTTATTATTATAACGTAATCTTCATAATAAGGTTTATTTTTCTTCTAAATTAAAATTAATAGTTACTATTTTAGGTCTTTCTCTTTCAAGATAACTATCAGTTAATATACTACAATTATATTGATTTAAATGACCATATGATATACCATCATGCCAATGCCCAAAAAAATGATGCTTATACTTACCAAAACAGTAATGTTCAAGCTTTTCATTATAATTAGGATTTTCATGAGTAATAAGTATATCACAGTTTTGTATCTTTTCATATGGGCATATATACTCATCGTATTCATTCTGAATATCTTCAAATGCCCACGTTTGCCAATGTATAGGAGCTATCCAAGGAGTTCCATAAAAGGTTATTCCTTCATATTCATATAGTTCATCAACAAGAAATACTACTTTATCATTAGTTAAAGCTGACATCTTAATCTTAAAATCTTGCCAACTTAAATCTTTTATAATATCATTGATAAGATTTTCTATATAAATATCATGATTTCCTGGAACTACAATTACCTTTTTACACGGTAATTTATCTACCCAATTGACAAAAGTAATAGACCAGAATTTATCTGATTCTTCGTTATCTCTCTGAGCAAGTAAATTCACTACATCACCTGCTATACATAACACATCACATTCTGGTATATTAATTAAATGACCATGTATATCACTTATTGCGCAGATTTTCATGGTATAAAGTTTTAGTTAGTTTATATATAATTATACTATAAAATAGTATCATTTTTTCAGTTTTTTTATTAACTCATCTACCTCCTTCTGATTATGAACTATATAGAAATTGACTCCTATATTATTACTATATAGGTAATATCTAAATAGTTTCTCTCTTAAAGGCCAAGCTTCATTAGGGTATCCTTTACATTCAATAACAAAGTTATCTCCTACAAAGTCAGGTAGATAAGTCATTGCTCTATACTTTTTATTATCAAAAGTAAAAGCTGGAAGTAGTTCATATCGATGCATCTCGTAATCTGCCATGATATTTGCTTCTTTCAGCTTTTTATATGTATAAGTTTCAAGTTTACTACGAAATTTAATCCCATTATATTCATTTGGAGTTGCATTCCGTACCTTGCCTTCTTTTTTCTTTCTCTATCTCTTCATATATCCATAATTTTATAGATTCAAAAGAATTTGCTTTAATAGCATCTGAAATATCTTTTGCCTTCCATTTCTTATGTACTAAGAATGGTTTTAAGCCTGTTTTAAGGCTTATTTTACGAAGATATTTACAACCAGCTTCATCTCTATCGAAGCAAATTAAAATTGTCTTAAAACGCTTCTTAAGCTGGTTTAGAGCCTTATCTGGGATAAATGTAGACTCTGATGATGGGCTTATTGCTGGAATACCCATCTCATATAAACACATGACGTCTTTCATACTCTTTGTAATAATGAGTATATCTCCAGTTTTAGGTAACTGTTTAAACCCCTGAATGTCGTTCTCAGTCAGGTTATTACGCCACTTTGTATATTTATCTGCTAAAGGTCTATATATCTTAAAATTGTTATAGACCTTATAAGCATACATAGGATTACTATCCTTGTAAATACCCTTTACAACTCCGTTACATAGATAATATTTTATACTACTTACTCCAAATTTCTTTAGAGTAGTAGTAGAAATATTAAACTGAGACCAGTAATTGATATCTGTTAGAGTAAAGTCTTGTCTTACAATACCAATTACTGTCTCTGTTGACGGTATATATTGCTTAGAGCTAACGAGTTTCGTATCATTAGTAATTTTAAGTTTATTAACTATATCATTGAGTATATCTGAATAGTTAGTTAGTCCTGTGAATAGTGATACAAATTTAATTACATTACCACATTCTCCAGTACCATGGTCTTTAAACATTAACTGTTTAGTTTTTTTACTATAATAACATCCAAAAGAAGGTGTCTTATCCTTTCTTAATGGTGAATTATATATCATACCTACTTTAAAATTACCAATGTACGCTGCATATATATCATACTCAGTTACTTTAGATAATATCCAATCTAAAGTAATACTCACATTATCTTTTATCTTTGTTGTATCGTAAACCATATGATATATTTTTAGTGATAGCCAAGGAATCGAACCTTAATTAACCATTACTATCATGAAAACGTGAGTGCATGCTATCCCTATTCTATGAATTTTGATGCCTCCGTCACACCTCACATTCGGCGTATTACCGTCGATTGCTTCTTATCTCACATAGTGGCATGCTACTCACGTATCGCTATATTATGCCTAGCGTAGGCGGCTTATAGGATTATCTACAAAATTAGAAAGGCAGATCATTACTAGGCTGTTCACTTACAGTAGTAGTAAGAGGATTAACCTCTTTAACTTCCTTATCTGCAACAATTGGCTTAGTAAATTGATCGATACCTGTAATTTCTCTAATCATGCTTTCATTCTTACCTTCTTCATAGAAACCCATAGGAATATTCATAGGTTCAATAGAAGCAAACTTAACATAACTAGGAAGTGTAGTATAACCCTTATCATTATAAACTATTTTTACTTTAAGTAAAATATCTTTATTAGCACTATTAAGCATTGTTACTACCCAGTTAGCAAATTCTTTATAAGAACTGCCACTGAACGCTAATACATTCTTAGGATAGAAACACTTAAGTATACGCATAATACGAGTTACCTGGTTAGTAGCTTTACTTTGATTCTGTTCTTCAGTATCACTTTCACGAACAGCTGGTTCCCATTCAGTATGAACAAGACTCTTACCATCTTTTTCAAAAGTAAATTCAATGAATTTCTTCCCTGTAGGAGACTCTGCAAACTTTGCGGATACAAACTTAACGTTGTCATGAATACCTGCTTCCAAGTACTTAGTATTATTACTATTATCTGACAACTTTACTTCATTTGCTAATTCTGTACTAAATATCATAATATCTTATTTTTAATTATTCAGGTAAATAAACTTTATTCCAATAAGTAGTGATGTTATTATTCTCATCACTCTCTGCTACTACTATATTCTTTCCTCTTAAATGAGGTGCTCTAGCTTCAATAACAGAATTATCTCCACCTTCAAATGAGATATGTGTCTCATTCTTTTTTCTATATACATAGCCGACAGCATCTGCTTCACCACATATAATATTTGCTAATGCACCTACTAAATCAAGCGACATTTCTGCCATTTCTTCGCCATTCTTATTAATCAACTTATCTTTAGTATGACCAATAAGTATAAAGTTATCACATAATCCACGGAACATGTCAATAACTTTTCTTACAGCCTGTCTTATATATAAATAACCAGACCCATTAGGTAATGTTCTTAAATCTGTACCTTCGTACTTTTTACCCATTGGAGTAGCTTTATAAAGCTGTATAGCAAAGCTCATACACATCTCTTCTAGACGTGTAGCATTATCTATAGTAATATATTTGTAAGGATATTTACCAGTTTCCTTTTTAATCTCTCTTATTGCATTAGCTATATCACCTAAATCTTTTACAGATCTAGCTTGAACAGCTAATGCCTCTAAGAACTCTGAACCACCTTCTAAATCAATAATTAGATTGTTATCCAGTGCTGCAACTAAAGTAGTTTTCCCAGCTTTTGGTTTACCAAATAAAATCAAAAATCTAGGATTTTCTACTTTAGCTTTTACTTTCTCTTTTGGTAATACAATCATAAAAGCTTTTATTTTTTTGTATTCCTCTGATAAAGTTCTGATAATTTCTGATAATATGGAATAAGATATTTTAATTAAAACAAACCACGTTTCTTAATATTAATCGTGATATCGATAATAGTTTTCTTTGTCTTCGGTTTTAAATAGTTCAAAGAACCAAATGCAATAGGAATTACTTCATAACCAATCTGTACGAAGTTATCAAAGATTTTAACTGGAGTACCAAACTCATCTTTAAAGTCATAGTCAACATCAAACGGACAATGTTCCTTTGCATAAATATCAAGTGCATTAATAGCCTTGAAGAATTCTGTTTCTAAGTCGAAATTAATTACATTATCTCCCCAACACTTAAACGGACAATTAGCGCATTCCTTCGGCAACCATCCAATATTATGAGTCTTACTTAAACCTAAAGTAATAATATCACCTGCACCAGCATATTCGATGCCATAACTGCAAGAAGGGTAATCACTCTTACTTTCTACAGTCATCCAAGGATAAGCGTTAATTACTCGGTCCATTAAAGACTCCTTATATGTTTTTGCACTCTTAGTATTTTTCGGTAATGTAAATGTATATGATTTCATAATTTTCAGCCTTTTTAATTGTTATTACTAAACGAAATCTTCCTTACTGGTTCATCTTCTCGTATAGTCTCAATTAAGTTATTGTATTTAAGGTCATTGTCAAACTCAAGTATAGAACATTCACCTGCATCTCTATTCTTTAGAATATGCAAATAAACTTTATCTCTTACTGGTAGACGATTTGGTCCATAACTCTGTATATTGAGTAGCTCTGGCCTATGAATACATATAACGTAATCTGATGCATGAAAAATAGTATCAGCGGAAGATATATCGCTACGCATTGGATAATGCATAGATGGATTATTAATTCTTTCAGGATTTTCGATATTACGATTCATCTGTGATAACTGTATTATTGTAGTATCTGGAAACTTTTTTACTCTAATAAACAGTTTCTGTAAATCGGAAATCACTTGTAGTGCACTTTCACGATTTTGACCTTCAACAAGTAGAGTATGATCAAGTATAATCACAAATTTCTTGCCTTTAGCTTTATTTTCGTAAAAGTAATCAATGGTAGATGCTATATCTGCAACAGTACCCGGTGTATCTACATAATATATCGGATATGATTTTATCTGTTGAGAAGTTTGTTCTACTTCTTCTAATAGTGTATTGTCTAAATCACTACTAGAACTATATAGCTGAGCAGTAGTTTGCCTTAATTTACTGCTCAATTTTCTACCTACTTGTCTTGAACTTAACCAGTATTGTTATCTATAAGCTGTTTATGCTTATATTCTGCATCTTCTTTTCTTAACATTATAATGCAGCTCAGACTATATCTTCGCTTCACAGCGTTGGGCGCTCTTGGATATATTATATTCTCTTACGAGTTTCAATATCTAGTCGTTGAACCTTCCAACTTTGTTAAAGGTTGGCTTGGCTGCTGATTACCTATGTCTAGGCTTCCCAGCAATTCACCCAATTACGAGACGTATAACTTATATAACATACTTGGAATTTTTTGAATATGTGGTTTTACTAAATATTCAAATAGATTTTTAGAATTAACTTTAATATATATTCTATTATCATATGTAATAGAGGTATCTATATTAAACTTATCTTTTAGGAATGCCTGAAATATACTTAATGATTCTGAGTCAAAACCACAAGACGCTATAGTATAGGTGCCATATTGTGATTGTGTAGTTTTAGACCCATCATCCATAAATAATATGGCTAAAGAAAATGGAGTAAATTCCTCTAGTATTTCTCTAGTTATTACTTTCTTCTTATTTTTATAGAACATATTGTATATTTCGGTTAATTCCTTATTACACTTTGTAGCTGTAATATTTGCTTCATAAAATTTATTTGTTTTCTTGTTAGGAGTTTTCCTTATATAAGTATAAAATTTACTCCCTAAAGAAGATAATAGTTCACATTTCCACTTATTATATTCTATTTGTTTAGGACCATGTTGACATTGAAACATTGCATTTTTACATCCGGATGGTATCTTAATATTACCATCTCCTAACATGCACCCTATTAAAAATTCTCTTTGTATCTTTTCCATTTCTTTCTGTATTATTGTTCATACATTAACAATAACGAAAGTTACTAGAAAAAGTTTCTTTATATAAGTAAATATTTTATCTCGAAGCTGAAGTTAAGTACTACTACATCCTGATTAGAATTTAAGTCTATTAAATCACTTTCAAGCGTATTTACAAATGAACTTTTGCCACTACCAGATATACCTACAATAGTATATATAGTATTAGGTTCAATGCCTCCCATACAGGATTTATTAAACTTACTCCATCTAGTACGTAAAGAAACAATCTCATGATTCTTTCTCTTACGAATATATTCTACTGCTTCGTTAGTAGCAGAGGATATATGTCTAAATGTTAGTGTCTTAGTAGATATCTGTTCCATAATTATAGTAATTTTGGTTAGGAGTTTCTACTTTCATTTGTTCCTCAATAGTTTCCCACTCGTGTTGAGTGAGCCATTTCCACATAGTTTTCATATAACCTATTTTACCTGTACGCATACGCTCATCTATTTCATATTTTAAACAATCCATAATGTGTTCATGCATTGCTTTAGACTTGCCTACGATACGATTATATTCTTTCCTACATTTGTTTACATTAGCTCTGAGAAATCCTTTAGTTCCATCAGGTCTCATAACGTAAACTGGAAATTGGTCATAAAACATATCAAACATAGCTTTATCTTCTTTAAGAAGTTCTTCTAGTTTTTCTGTTTTACTTATGACTTGGGTATCTCTATCATATTGGATAGAAATTAAACCTTGAGTCTCTAACTCTTGTATTTCTTCTTCATTAACTAGGCTGAGAAGTCTCTGAATGTCTTGATTGATTGTTTTGATATCATTCAATACAAGTGTTAGGAATACTAATTGATTAATAGATAAAGTTGGTATTCTATCTAAGATAGAAGTATCTATTTCTAAAATCATAGTCTTATATATTATATAAGCTTATGGTTTATCTGAAATATATCTGATAAGCCTCTGTTAATCCCATAGGCTCAATTGTAACGGTTTTAAATCTCTGATTATCTTATAGGCTTCCATAATATAATACCTATAATTAATCTTTCTTTCTTCAATTGGTTTATTATCAAATTTATTTAGAAGAGTAACACCAGATGCAGTAAGCATATTCTGATATGATTTAGCATCACTATCATTACTATACTTCCATTTCCATAAGTATCCACCATTAGTAGATGCGTAGAAACGATTAGTTCTTTGTTGCTCCTCGTTCATATATTCAACATGCCATTGTTTACCAGTTTTCTCAGACATTAGAAAATCTCTTATATCTGTACAATTCTTAATTGTATCTTCGACCGGTATTCCGTCTTTAAAGAAACTTATTACTGCTTTAGGTATAATCTTTGGAGTTAATCCTTTTCCTAATTTTACAGTAGTAATAAACATTCCTTTCTCTTTTACTTTGTTATCTTCGGTAATAGCAAAATAATCATTAATAGCATATTGATACATTGCTTTAAAACGATCTTCTTCTAAAGTAAGTTTAGTAAGCTGTTCCCATTCTCTACAAATACTGTTTACTTTAGAATATGCATCTTTCTTTAGTAAGACGAATAAACCGTCAGTATTTGCTTGGACGATTCGACATCCAATTTGAGTTAATTTTTCAGCTAACATAAGTAATAGTAACTGTCCATTAATTCTAATTTGCATCACTGCAAATGGACTATAACAGAAATTATGTTCATTCTGTAAGTTACCTGATAAACCATTTAAAGCTAACTTTAAAGTTTCATTCTTTACTTTATCGCCATTGTGTTTAGCTTCAATTCGCTCATCTTTAATTTGCTTATATACTTCTAAAAATTCTTTACCTAAATGTTTAGGATAGAATTCATATTCTATAAGCATACTTGGATATAGTGAAGCTACATCTATATCTATAAGCATTTCATCATCTCTAGGAATAATAATCTCAGGACTATTCACAGAATGAATACCTCCTACTCCTACAGAATAGCGTAAATTATTAAATACAAACTTATTCTCATATCCTTTTCTACCTGGAGATACTATCTGGTTTTTCATATCTTCTAGTACTCTTTGTAAAATAGGACTATCGTATTTAATAAATGGTAATATTACATCTTTCAATGGTATTACACTCATTGGAGATCTTAAATCTTTAATATCCCACCAAGTTAGACCTGTTTTTTCAAGATATTTCTGAGTTAAAATTTTCATCCCAATATTTACACCATCTTTACTTAGTACTCTTACTCCATATTCATCTTCAATAGCGATTCGTAAATCAACGTCTTTCTTACATCTATTTAGTAATTCTGAAGTAGATTCAATATCATTGATATTATAATCTATCATAGAGTCAAAATCTTCTAAAGGAAGTGGTTTAGTCCAATCACATACAAATTCCTGTACATTAGGATATTGCATTGTTACTTGGATTTCCTTTAAACCTACTCTAAGTTTATTAGAATATAACATAGTAAGAATATCAAAAGTATCAAACCATATTTGATACTTCCAATGTTTCCACTCGTCTATATTATCTTCACTTGAAGCGGTTATAGTCTTACTTAGATTGAATATAGAACTACATATAGTAGGTATATTATATTGCATTAATTTATCCTCATACTCAATTATATAATTAATTATAGGATTATCATAATGCAAATTATTATAGCCACAAAATATAATATTAGCTGGAATGTTAATGTTTGTAGTGTAATAATCTCCCCAAGTAATATATTTATCTACTTGTTTAAAGAATTTAACTAATTCTCTTAGTTGATTTTTCCTCTCTGATATCTCAAACTTATAGATGTCGTTTGTTTCTGTATTTTTTACCGAACAATGAAAGATATTTTGAAATACCTCAATATCATATACGTAGACTATTTTTCCTCGTATAATCATATTATAAGTATTTAAAGTTAGATCCCATGGTTGGACTCGAACCAACGCAATCACACTACATAGTAGCGGCTCTACCACTGAGCTACACGAGAAACCAGTTTAAGTTATGGAAACAGAAATATTATGTTTTTATGCTGCTAATAACTTATTACGACTATAATAAGTTATACTGTTATCTCCTTCAATATCCTTTACTGTTACTCCTGTAAATGATGTATCTTTCTTGTACTTTTTGGCTAATTTAGCAGCTTTATTCTTTGCTTCATCTCTAGTGGATGCTTCAAAGTTTCCAGTAGCAAAATCGTATACTTTCATATCATTATCAGAGCATCTTCTTTGTATAGTATATTGGAAATTTCTTTTATTAGGTTTTTCTTTAACAGATAGTTCTGCAGCACTAGGAGCCATCTGTTTACCTTTTTTAGGAGTTAAAGGATTATTACGTACTGATTCATCAAATTTAGCTTGCATAGATTTCTTTGCAAGTCTATCAGCTTTTATTTTCTCTTTGATTTGTTCAGTTGTTAACGTAACTCCCCTAGGTTTAGTGAACATATTGTTCTTAACTATACGCGTAAAATGTTTCTTCTCTTTACGGGTATATCGTATTGTAGGATCATATCCTGCTTTCATAAGAATATTCTTGATTAATTCTTTTTTAGATTGTTTTATAGATTTGTTTTCATTCATAGCATCTTTTGCTACTTTAGTAGTGTATTCAGATTGTTTTTTATTTCCTGCCCACTTTACAAATCCTATTACTTTCCCATTCTCATCATATTTAATGACTCCAGATGGTCCCGATTTCTTGCTTACCGTTATTATTTGATAAGCCTTATAGCTTCTACGAAACTTATTTTTATTACTTCTATGATTCTTTATACCGGTTCTCTTATTTTTCTTTGCTAATATCTTTTTCATAATTTTGATAATTAAGTTATTTACTTGAAAATCCTTTTATTATGGTAGGATTTTCTTCTATCGTTTCACAATAAAATATGGTAGTAGTATTAGTACCTACACCTATACTACTTAATTCTCTTTCAGGATGTTTACTAGCCCAGTTTATAAGAATATTAACTCTATTCTCATAAGCTGAACTAGACTCCCAAAATTTCTTTCTTACATAAATTGCTTTTCTAACTTCTTTCATATTTATGCAGCTAAGGATAAAGCAGGAGCTTCAATATTGAGTTCTGCCTTTTCATTAAAATCTGTAATATCTTTATTGATTTTGTTAATTTCTAATTGTAATTTATTTTTTAGACCTGCAATATAAGCTGAAGTAAGCTCTTCAGTTTTATCTAGGTTCTTCTTTCCTTTAGAACGTTTAAGTTTCGGATCAAGAGTCTTAATCTTACTTAAGTGAAATAACTGTTCAGTCTTTTCACACAAAGTAAAGATGTTAAGATAGTTATTATCTTTAGGTAATTCAGTAAACTTCTTATAACCCATATTAATACACTGCATATATAGTTTTAATAATATGCGTTCTTCAGATAGAGTTTCAATCTTCTGAAGCAATGCTTTTAAGTCATAATTACGTTTAGCTTCTTTTGGAATAACATTTTCTTCTTTAATCTTATTCCAATAGAAAGTAATTTCGTTAGAAATTTCCTTAATACGACCGATTTTACCTTTATTCTTATCTCCGAGCAAATATATTGATGTAATTGATTTCATATTGATTAATGTTTTTTAAATGTTAAATACTCGACCAAACTACATCTACCAGTAGTAGTTCCTATGGGATTCAAACCCATAACCTACACATTAGAAGTGTGTTGCTCTATTCAGTTGAGCTAAGGAACTGTGTAGTAATAACTGCCCAATTCAGCAGTAATTACTATAAATAGTACCCAGTTCAGTACTATGAAATTATGTTGTTTTAAGATAATATCCAAATCAATATTTTCTAAATTTTCTTAACTGGCCGAGTACTATAGGAATAACCCGTCCACCAGTCTTAATTCCAACTATTCCATTAAGCCCTTCAAGGTTAACGTCTTCAACGTTGGTTATACCATTTTCTCTTGCATATTTTTTGATATTCTCTTGATTAATCCATTTAGAATGTAGTTCCCCATCTGAACAATTCCGCATACAATCAAACAAAATATCAACTATACAATCGAAATCCTTACGTTTCTTTGCCTCATCAATTATACTTTTAGTAATTTCGTCAAAGGCATATTCATTTCGAGTCGAATTTGACCCAGTAATTGCATCTGCTATACTAATAGAAGCATCTATAATACTTACCGATTCATAAGTATTAAATAATCTTTGCCACCATAATGGCCCACTTCCGTAAAATAGAAAGACCCGTCCATCTTCTCTAATACTTACTTTTTTAGGCGTTTCGGTACGTCCTCCATTCCAAATCTGAATTTTAGACAATATGGCTGGCTCAGAACATATTAGAATTCGCAGAAGTTCTACACGCAATGAAGAAAGTCTGCCGTTCATAAGCTTCTACTATTTTTCTTCAGTAATCGTAGCAGTTACGTGAATTTCAGTTTCCTGATTATCTAAACCGCACTGCCGTAAATACTCAACCTGCATACGCTGATTCATATCCATATAACTACGGACAGTTTCAGCTAACTGCATACACTTACGTGTCATCTCTTCATAGAAGTTCAACACACTCTGGTTGGATAACTTAGTTAAGTCATTCAACATAGGAAGTTCTTCAGCTGTAAAGAACATAGGCTTGGAGCCTGGTTTACTCAACCGTTCAATACATTCAATTACATTCTGCCGGGTTGCTTTAGTAAATTCAGGATCAGCAAGCTCAAAAACTAATGACGGATCATTCTTCTTTTCATTCAAGATGATTTTCGGACGTCCATCAACATCCTTCTCAAGTAAACTAACTGACTCAACATCAATGGCCTTGAGAATATAAGCTTTTACTTCCTGACGGAAAGTATTCTTACCTGTAGCTACATCTTCTTTCCACTTAAGGTCAGGAGTCTGTGCTACGATTGTAAATATCTGCTGTCCAAAGAAAGGCCCAAACTTCTGGGCTGTTTGCCGATAGCGAGCTAAAATTTGAGCTGCTAAACCCGGAGTGTTAGCTCCATTAATATTATTTTCCATAAAAAATGTTCCTTTTTGAGTCCGTACTTGATATACCAATACGAACATAGTTATACAAAAAATTGATAAAATCTCTCCACCGTTCGATTATTTAATAGCTATTCAAAATTGGAATAGGTGAACTCAATCACATAATCTACTAAGCATAAAAATAATAAATTGAAAATTTATGAGAAATACTCTGTGAGTTACTTCTGATAATTTCTGATATTTTTTTGTTTTAACGTCCCGTTTCGACGGTTAAGATTCAATTCCTTCGATGCTTAACGCACCCCTCACCGTAAGCGTATAACGCGATTAGATGCGATATAAGCCACTTTATCATCAGTTCCTTAGAACCTACTGAGTATGTCCGGTATTATCGAAATTCGTCAGAATTACGGTTGTTTAATCTAACATTACTAAAATCATAGACTCATTGCTTATAGCATGACCCATCTATACCATTTCCAGGATTTGTTTGTTTATACTGCACGAACATTAGGATTTCCACCTATCATCGTCTCCTTGTTTGCTTATGGAATACTTTCATCATAAGTGTACTATTGCCCTTACAGAGACAGTGTAAGAAACAACACAGGTAACTAACGATTCAGCGTTCTCTCACATACAATGTTGCGCATTGTACTTTACGAGTGTCTTAACAGTCAGCAATGTCGGTTGGCAGTCGGGGTGACTCGTACTCCTTAACTCCTACTTTACAATAGTAGTTTGAAATCTCTGTACTATCATTGGACTTCCCAATTAATTAAAAAGTTAAATAATTAGAGTTCATTTTGTCATAGCTGACTCTACTCAGCGTAAGTAAAATTGATTCATTAAGTATATCATCATATACTATAATTATTACTAAACTGGTTTTAGGATTCTAACCCTAAAGCATCTTTAATAACTCTATTTACTTCCTTAATCCATAACGATGTTTATTATCCAAAATTCTGGTATGAACTAGTATAATAAACCAAAGGCATTTACATATCTTGAAATGCTTAAGCTCTGCCGTTTTTTACAAGGAGTTTCCTCTGCATCTCCTAATCTTATTTATTATCACGTAATAACACTTGCTAAAGGTGTCCGCTTCTAAGTTCAGGGTTATAGCGCCCTCATACTCGCATTTTAGACTATTATGTTTTAGTCTCGTCATTTCTCATACATTATACTCATCTACACGACAAAACTCATGAGTCACCTTAGACTTGAAAGACGGTATCAATCTCATATACCTCATCCCTTATACGTAAGTTCTTTTACAGCACACTATTTACGATAATGTACAGGATTGGCTCCTGCTCCACGATAATCAGTCAAGCTTTAACGTTTGCATGTTTAATTCTTGGATCATTGCGTTTCCAGCTTTCATATCCTTACTTTGTATAAGTATGTACCATAACACGGTTATCCTTACATTAGTATTAGTAGTTTACTCCCTTCATAAGTATAAGTTCCAATATCCACAATTGCATATTGCATCACAGCTGATGTATACTGAACACTAGAGTTAGCCTGTTTCCCTTTCTGGACGCACAGTAGCGCTTTTGTTAACCGATTTTGGAGACCGGTAATGCGTTATCTGCAATCTCTTTTTTTCCATGAGTTGGCTGCTTCTTAAGGTGAAACTAACCTTTGCCTCTCGGCTTTACTTATTCTTTCCAAAGGAATAAGCCAGGAACCGTATTGTCCCTGTTTCGTCATCGTGTTTATATCCCTTTTTGATTCTGCTTTTGATAAACTAATACGGATATAGGGATTTCGTTCCCTTTGCACTGTTTAGTACTCAGTGTGTCTTCTCTTTAGTACTGCGTCTTTAGAAGTCTCCAAACGGTTCTCACTTCCTAATGAGGATTGTACACGCTCATCCCCTCTTATGTAGTTTTCAATTACATAAGCTAACACCCTACCTTTTGAGTAATCTCACAGTTTTAGCTGCTAACATATTCTCGGGTCATGTAACTTTTCGGGCCATGGAGAAATGATTCCAAGCTCCCTGACAGGTGCGACCAGTATTATTGTATACTTTACCGCATGACTTCCTCGGAGTGATTTACGCTGCAGTTTTACTCCTCTCGAACTGTGATATAATTAAAGTATTTATTATACGGTTATTATCACTAACTTTTTGCCGTAGGGCTGTTATCTTTAGCCGTTGATTTTTGTTCTGGTATATTGACGCTTGTTATTTCACCGGTAGTAAGATTAATAGTAGCTACTACTTTCTTACCTAGACATATGTCGACAAACTTATTTTTTACATCACTACTACTGATGTAGTCTATTGGCTCCATTTTTGAAGCGTCAAAACCATCCAAACATTTGCAAGCACTACTTACAGACGAACGTAAGTACTGTTCTACATACAAACAATTATTTATACTACTATTAGCTTGGTCTCTAATAAAAGTAGACTGATTACCTTCTACTATAAAGTATTCAGTTTGAGATTGTATAGAACTTAATTTAGCTCTTGCCTCTCTTGAGTCCTTAATGATACGTGATAGACGTATCATCTGCTGAAGTATAATTTTATTGTTCATATTTATCTACTATTGTTAATGGAGTTGTCGGTGATTCGTCATCAGATACCTTACTTATAGCTTTTACTTTCGGATATCCTGTTGAATTCGTCTTCTCTATTACTTTAGTTTTCCACTTAACTACTGGCTTTGGTTCGCCAGTAGTTTTTACATTCACTTTTGCGTCTGTTGTTCCTTTCACGGATACTTCTAATGTAGATAAGTCTACCTCGACATCTATCTCATCTACAGACTTTTTCTCCTCTTTTATTACTTTAGGGAAGTTAGGTAACTCCACTATAGAGGGTATAACAGGCTGCGCCTGTATAACTTCTGTAGTTGCGAACATTTGCCTACCAATGAATACACTGACAACAAACATTCCAACTACAGTTAACATTCTATTATTCATTTGATATGATATTTATTAGAATGGCTATTCTTCTAAGATATGAATTTTTAAAAGAAACTTTTTAAACCAGTTTAGTTTTTTTTTTCAATCCCTTCAGATTTCTCTTCATTCTTAGGATATTCGTCTTCCTTTGGAGCTATTAAATCTCCTTGACAATACTCTGCAAGAC